TCGTGATCAGTGAGCCCACCGCGGCGATGGCACCCCACACGGCCTGGGTGAACCCGGCGACCTTGCTGGCAACCCACACCGTGGCCATGGTCAGGAGCAGGTCTTTGACGACGGTGGCGTGATCGGCGAGGAACCCGGTGACGTCCTTCAGTGTGCCGAGGAAGCCCTTGCCCTGGTCGCCCGATCCTTCGAACATGGTGGCGAACATGCGGCCGATGTTGCCGCCGATGTCCATGATGTCGTGCAGGGCCTGCAAGCCGTCCTTGAGGAACCCGCGGATCTTGTCCGGGTTCTGCGTCACCCAGTCTTTGAAGTCCCGGGCGATGTCCGACAACCATGTTCCGATCTGGGGCAGGTAGTCCGACCCGATCGAAGAGATCCCGAGGAAGCCGGTGAGGAAGTCGCCCACCGCCGTCTTCGCGTTGTCGAAAAACTTTGACGTGTTCTCGAGGACGTTGGCGACAGCGGCCACGTTTTCCGGCTTCATCAGCGCGTCCGCGGCGTACTTGGCCATGCCGTTCATTGACGTGGCGATGTCACCCAGTCCGGTCTGTAGGACGGGGAAGTAGGTTTGGGCGAGGGCTTTGACGTCGTCGGCGAGACCCCGGAACAGGTTGTCCTGGATGACGGAGGCAACGTCGTTCCACGCCGGACGCAAGGCGAGGACGGTCTGTACGAACTTCTGCGCCTCGGGCGACAGCAGCGCGAGGTCCTGTCGGTACTTGTTCACCCCAGCACTCGCCGCACCCGCTGCGGCGGCCTGCTGGGCGAGGGTGTCCGACAGGTTCTGCACTGCCTCGTCGGCCTTGTGTTGGGCGTCCACTACGTTCTGCTGTGCGTCCACCAGCCGTAGCTGCGCGTCTGCGACCCCTTGGTTGGCGTCGATCACGCCCTGCTGGGCGTCGGCCACGCCCTGCTGTGCCTGCTGCATGGCGTAAGCAGACGAGGCGACGGCCTCTTGGCTGGAGTGCAGGGCGTCGTTGGCGGACACCACTTGGTCGGCGTGGTCGATCCCCTTGGCCTGCGCCTCGGTGTTGTCCTGCTGCGCCCTGGTCGCCGTGGTGGCGGCGTCGGTGACGCCGTCCTGAGCCACCTGCACCTGATACTGGGCATCCCGCAGATCCAAGGTGGTGGACTTGACGTTGCGCTGCACGTCGATCAAGTTCTGCTGCGCCCGCGCGAGGGCGATGTCCGCGCCGATCTGACCTAGGGCAGCGTCCTTGACGGCCTCGATGGAGTCCTGGAGTTGACGTGCCGCGGCGGCACGGGCCTGCTGCACCGCCTGCTGTGCTTCAGCTTCGGCGTGCAGGCTGTCCTGGTAGGACTGGCTCGCTACGACAACCTGATGCTTCGCGTCGACCACGGCGCGCTCGGCGGTGGCGACCGCGCGTTCGGCTGTGGCGACGCCGCGGTTGGCCGCTTCGACCTGCTGATTCGCCTTGACCAACGCCTGGTTGCTGCTGACGATTTGATCTTGCGCGGAGCGGATGGCCTTGGCGTTCGCGATCCGTGTTGCTGCTCCGCCCCCCCCACCACCACCGCCACCGCCGGAGGGGTGGTCCTGCTGGGCGACACCCGCACCGATGGCGTCCATGACCCCACCGGTACCGATGGAGAACGCAGCAGCGGCAGCCGCAGCCATGGAGAACGCGCCCGGCAACAGCAGGGCGACGTTGGCCAGGTTGGTCATCGCCCCGACCGCGCCGGACACGGCGCCGGGGATGCCTGCGAAGGTGGCGAGCAGACCCCCGACAGAGCCGACGGTGGAGGACAGCGCGTCTCCCACGCCGGACACGGCAGCGCCGATACCCGACCCCGATAGTGCCGCCCCGATACCGGACAGGCCCCCCGTCAATCCTTGAGAGAAGCCTTGACCGGCGCCCTCGCCCTCCCTGACGAACCGGCCGCGAACATCGCGGAGACGCCCGTCGACATCCCGGGTGAAACCGCTCAGCCCAGAGCGGCCGGAGACGCCGAGGCCTTGCGAGTACGACTGCCCAGCGGCTGTGCCTTCGGCGACGAACCGGCCACGTGAGTCGCGGAGACGATCGCCGACCTGCTGGCCGAGGCCACCGGTTCCGGACATGCCGGTGCTGAGGCCTTGCGTGAACGACCGCCCGGCCGCTTCGCCTTCGCGTCCCGCAGCTGTCCGGGCGCTGCGGAGACCGTCAGCGGACTGATCGACGACTTTGATGCGGATGACGACGTCGTTCTCACCGGCCATCGTCGTCCGCCTCCTTCCCCCACTTTTCGATCTGGATCATGCGGAGAAGGGAGGCGTCCTCAGCTAACAACGCCGACGGCAAACACGAGAACCGTTCGCAGGTGGAGAGGACGAACTCGGCGTCGGTCAGCTCGCCAGGCTTGGTGACAACGGCTCCATAGGCATCGACCCCGCCAGGGACGGCGAGCCAGCGGTCGATGCGACCTGCAAAGGGGCAGGCACCGCAGCAACCGCGCGCTGCCACGCCCCCACGATCAACATGACGTGCGCGGGGTCCAACGTGAGCATGCCTGCGGAGGTGGCGGGGACACGCTCACCGGCCTCGTCGTCGAGGTCCCATTCGATGAGTACTTCGTCGAACAGGTCCAACATCTCGGTGATGGCGGCCATCTCGTCGGACGCGGTCTCGGCCTGGCCTGCCCTGTCGGCGAGTTGTCCGAGGCTGAGGAACCGGCCGAGGCTGGCACCGCGGGCTTTGACGGTGAGGCCGTCGAGTTCGGTGCCTTCGAAGTCGAGCTCGTAGATCCTGCGCGGAGGCGAATACCCCATCGTGATACGTCCTTCGGCCTAGTTGATTAGACCGTCAGGCCCACGTCGGGACTGTGCCATCTGCCAACACCGCAGGAATGGAGTAAGTGAGCTCGCCGCTGCTCGAACGCTTCAACGGGTAGTCCGTCAGCAGCACCTCGTTGTTCAGGCTCACCCCGTTGACCGTGAGGCTCAGGGTGCGCAGCACCGACGTCGACGGGATCGTCTTGAAGACGTCGTGGCCCGCGTTGGTCGTCGGGTTGAACACCCCATTCAGCGTCGCGCTGAAGTCGGCGAGGTTCAGGATGCGCTCCATCGCCGACTTGTCCACACCCGTCACGTCCTGAACGGCGCGAGGCGTGGCGAAGTCGAGATCGGTGATGTCGTTCTTGATTGCTCGGGGGGTGCCGCCAGCATCGTCGACCGAAAGTGCCGACCAGCCCAAACCGTTGGATTTCGCGATGTCTGCTGCGCTCCTTAATCAGGCCTCTGACGTGGCCGTTTGCCGATGTCCAGCCGAAGCCGGTTGAGCGCAACAGCGCTCAGAGGGGTGGTGCGAGGGCGGGCTTTAGCCCTGTGCCCGCTGCTGGGCGGCGAGACGGTCTTGGTTGTCTTGGAACTGGTCCAGCCACGGATCCGGGCCGCTGTGCTTCTGCCACGGCACACCCGCCGCCTCACCCTTGCGATGCCCGCGCACGACGTAGAGCACCGTCTTCTCGGTCCAGTGCTCGGCGAAGCACTGCTGCCCCGGGGGGAACGTGAACTCCACGAACTCGCCGTCCACCTTCTCCGTGTAGTGCCGACCGCAGGACGCGACCAGCGCGAGGCGGGCGGTGTCGGTGACGGCGAGGCGGGTGCGCCAGCCGTGGATGTGCTGCGGGCACTCCACCTCTTCACACCTCGCCAGGCGGGTGCGGGGCATCTGGCGTTGGCGGAGCCCGAACGTCTGCATCTGCGGCGGTGGCGTACCCATCAGAACGCGGGAGCCACGTAGTCGTTGACGACCACAACCACGGCGAACACGCAACTCGTGAACGTGCCGCTTGTGACGACGCGCAGGTAGCGCCGCACCGTCTGCGTGGCGGTGGTCGCGATCCGCTGCGCGGTCGGCCCGGTGGCTGCCGTGAAGGCTGCCCCGGTGAGGTCGGCGAACGTGGAGTTGTCCGCCGAGTCCTGCAATTTCACCGTGCACGACGTGCCGGTCAGAGAGAACACCTCGAGGTACGCCTGCGCCCCGAACGCGGTAGACGCCAGAGTCGACCCTCGGTCGATGCTGGCACCGTTGGTGGCAGTGGTGTCGGTGCGCTTCCCGGGGGTGGCCTGCACCCCCCACTCCAACCCGAAGCCGTTCGCGACCGTGGAGATGTTGAACGTCATCTCGCCGCTGCTGGACCGCTTGCCCGGGTAGTCCAACTGCTTACCCACCATCACCGCGGCGGGTGAGCCGAGGCCCTGCCCGCGCAGATAGGTGATGATCAGGTCGGTGGCGGGCAAGGGGGCGAAGCGGAGGTGGGCGGCGTTCGCGGCCGGGCCCGGGTTGAAGAACGCGTCGAAGTCGATGCCGCCGTCACGCATCCCACCGATGCGCTCATGGGCGGACTTGTCGATACCGGTGACGTCGATGGTGGCGACCGACCCGGAGATCTTCGACAGGGCGCCGATGTCACCGGACACGTCGTAGCCGTGGACGAAAAGTGCGTCGCCGAGGCCCGATTGCTTCACAGGAACCGCCGGTCCGTCGCCCGGGTATCCACCCGGATAGTCACCTGGCCACACACGGAGCCTCCTGATTGAAGATGGGACCGAGCCGCTATGCGGGTCCAGCGGCGCAAGAGTTGGGCCCTCTGAGGACCGTCAGATTCTGGATACAGCAACGCAGGATGGCGGCTGCTCAGAACGTCGAGAGAGCTGCGCGCTTCCACCCGGCCGAGGTCTTCGCGTAGACGTAGGAGTCGTCGGAGGCGATGTCCCCCACCGCGCCTTGGGAGTCCGCGGTGCTGCTGGGGGTGCGTGGGGCAACGGTGAGCCGTCCGGTGATCTTGACGAGGTGGTTGGCGGTGCCGAGCGCGACCACGTTGGCCGACGCCGCCGAGGCAGAGCCGCCCGAACTGTCCCGGCCGATGGCAACAGCGCCGTCCGCGGACGCGGTCGCGGACATACCGAGCGCAGTGGCGCCGTTTCCGCTGGCAGTGGCGCCGTTTCCGAGCGCGGTGGAGGAGTCGCCGATGACGGCGTTGTGGCCGATCGCGGTACCCGAGTTTTGATCACCGGAAGCGTTGCCGGACTGGTAGCCGATGAAGACATTGCCGCCGCCCGTGATCGACTTGGCGGAGCTGGACCCGTTGGGGTTGGTGCCCGCGTTGTAGCCGATGATCGTATTGCGGGATCCTGTGGTGACGTACTGGCCAGCGAACGCGCCGACGGCGGTGTTGGTGGATCCCGTGGTGGCCGAGGCGAGTGCGTTCGATCCGACAGCGGTTCCGGAGCCTTGGGTGGTGACTGCGGCCAAGGCGTTGTACCCGACGGCGGTGAGGTCGGTCGCTGAGGGGTTGGACGACAGGGCCCGCGAGCCTACCGCGGTGATCGTCTCCGACCGGCCTGCGGTGCCGATGATGTAGTGCCCGAACAACTGCGAGCTGTAGCCGAAACGGACCGGGTTGGATGTCGATTCCAGGTCGGGTGCGATCACGATGATCCGCTGCGGCACCCCGACGCCGGACAGGTCATCCCACATGTACTGGGTGCCCGCGGTCGCGGCTGCCCCACCGAATTCTGCCTGCGGCCTGATGTAGGTGATCAGGTTGAGAACGCCACCGTTGCCCCCGGACGTGGCCGCGACGTGCAGGAACCCGGCTGCGGAGCCAGAGTTGTTGACCGCGAAGTAGGGGTTGATGTGGACGTGGTTGCCACAGTTGATGGTGTTGTGGCTGCCGACGGTTTTGATCCCTCCGCCGCCGTAGCCGCGCAGGTTTCGGGTGGTCCCGTACAGACCGTTGGTGATGACGAAGGCGTAGTGGTTGCCGTCGTGCCCGGCGACGTGAATGTCGTCCCAGGTGAAGCTCATGGGGCCGAGGTCGGGGGCGCTGTTGTACGTGGCGGTCGTGGTGGCGTTGACGCCGTGGCCGGTGTTCCCGGCGATGCCCGTCGCGAACCGCAAGCCCAGCCGGTAGAGGTTGACCGCCACCCCGGACCCGGTGATCTTGAGGATGTCAGTGGCGGCAGTCCCCTGCTCGATGACTGTTCCGGCCAGGAACGTCCCCGACGGGGTCGATGAGTCACCGCTGGCCGAGATGCCCCTGAACGTGTCGATGACCGACGTGCCCATGATCGTCATATGCTTGTTTACGGTGAGCACCGCGTTGGTGGCGTACGCGGTCGTTGAGGAAGGAATGTGCAGCACGCCCGCAGTGGGGGTGGCGTCGATCGCAGCCTGCAATGCGGCGGTGTCGGTGGCCGCGACACCGGTCGGGTAGGGCGCGACCACGTCCGCGGCGGAGCCACGCTCCAACGTCTTCACCCTGCCACCAGCGGCGGCTACATCAACCAGTGCGGCCTCAGCACCGTTGAGCCACTCCGCGGTGACCTTCGTGGCCGTGGACGGCAGGTTCTGGAAGGGCAGGGTCTGCGCGCCGGGAGCGACGTAGTCAGTCACAGGTATGCCCCCACTTTGTCAAAGTTCCAGTTGGACATCAGGACTCCCGTTTGGGGACGACGACGGTGGTGCAGCGCAGCGATGCGTAGGCGGCGTTGATGCCCTGCGGACTCAGGAACGCGGCGTCGTACTTCTCCCGGGGCGACCCCTTGTAGGAGCCGTCAGGGTTGAGCGGCCGGGTGCTGGGGTCGTAGGAGCCGACGAACAGCGCATACACCGGACACAGAGCGTTGTTGATCACCGCGTCGAGGCGGGCCGCGGTCTGGAATTCGGCGTAGGTGGACCACCCGAGCAGAGCCACCACGACGAGCAGGATCACGGCGGCGAACATGGTGCGGAAGCTGGCGCGTTCGGCGCGGCAGGTGCGTTCGGTGAGCTGTTCAACCGCCAACTTGAGGCCGGCCACTTCCTCTTTGAGCTCGGCTGCGGCGGCGGCCAACTCGTCACGGCGGGCGGCGGCGTCATCATTGGGCACTGGGTGTGTCCTCGTCTCGTGCGTGCTGCTGCCAGTACGTGACCTCGGTGAGGAGGTCCGCGGTGTACTGCTCGGCCCGATCCACGGCGGCGAGTAGCCGCGCCCGTAGTTCTGCGTGCTCTTTCGCGAGTGCAGCCGCTTCTTGACTGCGTCGTTCCCGCTCCGCCCGCCTCATCGGCGGTCCCTTCGCTCATCACGCATGGCTTCGATGGCGACGGTGAGGACGTTCTGCATGTTGGCCAGGGCGGGCATGACCTTGTCCACGAGATCGGTGTGGGATTGCCGTTCGCGTTCCTCAGCGCGTTCGCGGGCGTCCCGGTCGGCTTTCGCGTTGGCCGTGATCTGGCGGTACATGACCGCGACAGCGATGAGGGCGAGGACGGCGACACCGCCGACGGCTCCGACTTGGAGGATGGAGCTGGTGGCGGCCGTGGTGTCTACGGCGGCTTGCGCGAGGATCACGGCGCCTGCGGGAAACAGTCGTCGATCACCACGGGCAGGGTGATCGTCATGACCCGGTAGGCGATCTGGTCCTGCGTCAGATACCCCGCCTGCGCCCCCAGCGGTGAGCCGTAAGCACCGAGCAGGTCAACCTCTTCCACCAGGCCCCCCAGGGTGAAGTCACCGGAGTAGGCGGTGAGGAGGGCGTCAACGGCGGACAGCAGGGTGGGGTCGATCTCGTCCTGGGGTTCGTGCAGCATCGGCATCGACACCCGCACCGACAACTCGATCCGGGCGGAGGTGACGGCGAGGCCGGAGCGCCCGGAAATCGGGGCGACCGCCTGTAGCCACACCGCCGCCGACAAGCCCTTACCGGGCGCGTTCTTGGGTTCGTGGCCGTTGGCCCTGTCGAACCAGCCCGACGCCGAGACGTGGGACAGGACGGCATCCGTGATCGGGGCCAGGTTCAGGGGCATGTCAGCCGCCCATCCGGTTGACGCAGCGGTCTACCGAGTAGCGGACGAGCGCGGGCACCTTCGCGGCCAAGGCTTGGATGGCGCGACGGCGGGAGGCGTAGCCCTTGAATCTGGTGGTTTGATTGCGCCTGGAAGTACCTTCCAGCCACGGACCATATATTATGCCGCGGTCGTTTACGATTGCTGAGTCATCGCCAATACGACTTACGGTGATCTGCGTTTCATAGTACGGTGTCGGATGGCGGATAGAAGCATTGAGCCGCTGCATCCATTCGCTGTAGCCCTGTGCGGCGAGGTCGCTGATGATGTCCCGCTTGAGTTCGCGGATCGCCTGATCGGCTCTGCCGTCGAACACGGGCCCACTGAAGTCGACGTTGATGTCGGCCATCACACGCTCCGGTTCCGCGCCTGGCGCCCGTACGCCTTGAAGGCTTCTTCGCGCAGGTCGGTGATGGGTGTGGGGATCTTCGGCTGGCCGGTGCCGGTGTTCCCCAGGGACCTGCCGGTGCGGGCGTAAGCGCCCTGCTCGGCGTCCAGGGCGACGAGGGTTTCGGCGATCGCCAGCTCACGGATGGGTGCGGGGACGCGGTGCACGGCGACCGGCGCGGCCGAGGAGTGCGCGGCTGCGGTGGTGCCGAGCACGCCGCGTGTGACCGTCAACAGTCGTGAGGCGTAGAGGGTGGCGCCGGTGGTGTGTGCTGCCAGGGTGGTGCCGTTCTGGCCGCGGGCGACGATGAGGCTGTTGCCCGCAATGTCGGTGATCAGGACCCGCTCTGCGTCGACCAGCAGGGACTCCCCCGGGTTGAACGCGGCCCCGGATGCGACGGGGAAGACGTTGTCGGCCTTGCCTGCGGTCACACCCGACCCGCCCAGGGTTTGACCGCTGGTGGTCCAGGCCCGGTCGGTGACGGTCAGGCGTTCGGTGTCGATGCGGATGGTGTCGAGCACGTCGACGGCGGCGCCGTTGGCCACGGTGATCTGCGTGTCCCCCGACCCTGCGAGGGAGGCGAGGGTGGTGGCCGCGGTGTCCTCGTCGGCGCAGGCCCCGTAGACGCCGGTGATGGCGACGTCGCGCTGCCACGTCCCACCGGACGAGAAGCTCCCGACGCTTGCCTGGTCGATCTCCAAGCGGGTGTAGGGGGGCCCGCTGCTCTGGGGTTCGAGGAAGTACGACGTGATCGTCCTACCCCCGGACACGATGGAGGTGACGGAGATCAACTCATGGGTGCCGTCGAGATAGAGCCGGTACGCGGTACCCAGCTGGTCATCAGGCCAGTCGAGGTAGCGGGTGTCGAGCTCGGGGTAGAAGCGGCGGTGCATCTGCTGCTCCACCCGGCGGGACGCCGCATAGATGAGCCGGTCCACCTGGGCGTAGGCGCGCAGGCTCTCGTTCGTGTCTGCTGCGGTGAGGACGTCCTCACGTGAGCAGTAGGCGGGGCCCATGGCGCGCTCCTAGGTGATCGAGGGGCGACAGGGCTGGGGCGCGGTGGTCTGGCGGGGCTACTTGAGGGCGACGAAGAACGCCGTGCCGGTAGTCCCGGAGACACCACTGAGCGTCACCGTCGACGGCGTAGCGGTCAGACCGGTACCCGACGTGCCGAACCGCAGGCCGGGGGCGGTCAGGCCCGCGTTGATGGCGTTTGAGGTCGACGTCCGCGACAACGCCGGGACGGTCGTGGCCGAGCCGACGAGGATCCCGACGTAGTAGACCCCGGCCGCCGCCGAATACGGGGTGACCAGGGCCGGGGTGTACACGCCCGCCGTCGTCCACGACGAGGACTGATCAGCGGTCACACCCTGTCGGGTGCCGGTGCTGTCATACAACGCCAAGTAGGAGTTGGTGAGGGTGTTGCCCGCCGTCGACACGACGATGCCGATGTTGCTGATCGTGGCCGCTACGGGCAGCTTGACCTTGACCAGTTGCAGCACGCCCGCGGTGAACACGCTCGACGAGGACGCGAGCGCCGGGTCCAACGACCAGGTAAGGAAGCCGTGATCGGACGGTGTGAACCCGGCACCGCCGCCTGTCACCGCAACGGTGATGGTGTCGGCGCCGTCGTTGACGGTGATGGTGATGCCGCTGCCTGCGACTAGCGCGGTTCCGATCGCGTCCCGGGCTGCCTCGTCGGTGTAGGCGGTGGCGCCGGAGGCGATCGTGGCGAGCTTCGTTTCGATCACCGGCACCCGTCCGCCGGTGGCCGCGAGGTCGACGAGGGTGGCGATGACGGGGTTGTAGTCAGCCACCCGCAGCGGCGTCGACGTGCTCGGGCTGTCGACGTACGGATAGTAGGCGGGGGCGGTGTAGTCGGCCATCAGCTCTTGCCAGCGCCCTTACGCGGTGCCGGGGCCTCGTCCTCGACGGGCGCGGGAGTCTCGACCGCCTCGTCCTGGTGGCCGGTACCGCAGTGCGGGCAGGCGGGAGCGCCGACGGAGTAGGCGGCGGTACATGCGAGGCAATGCAGGAGGGCCACAGCGGGCGTCCTTACGATCGAGGGCCGATGTCAGCCGTTGTCAGAAACGTTCGCCGCCGAAGCGGCAGAACCGCACACCACCCGGCCCGGAGATCAGGGGTTCGCCGTGGTTGGGGCAGGCCACCAGCAGCCCAGCCCTGCGGAACGCAGGGTCACGGGCCTCGCGGGTGATGGCGCGCAGGTCACCCCAGCCGCCGCCGATGTCGCCATCGCCGGGGTAGTTGCCGGGGTAGTCGCCCGGGTAGAAGCCTGCGTGCATCAGGCGAGTTCGGTGGTGCGGGCGTTTCCGTTCGCGCTCGCCCAAAGCCCGTCGACCTGCCCCGACCAGAACGGGGTGTCGGGGAAGACGAAGTTGGCGGCCGGGGCGATCTGCGCGGTGAACGACGTCGCCGATGCGGTGGCCCCGTACTTGATGAACAGGATCGCGGTGGAGTCGTTGGCGATGATCCGACCGCGCGCCGCAGGGTTGGCCGCGAACAAGGTCACGTTCGTCGCAGACGACGCCACGTTGGCCAGGGTGGGGGTGAGGCTCAGCGGCTTGGTGCTCACCGGGTCGCCTTGCGCGGTGTCGGCCGCTTGTCCTGGCTGGGCTTCGCCTGAGGCTTGGGTTCAGATTCCGGCTGGGGCTCGGCCGGGGCTTCGACCTCGGACTCGGCCACCCACTCGGGCTCGGCAGTGTCGGGGCTGGACACGTCGACATGCCCGGCGTAGGTGGCGTCGCCGATCGCGTGAGCCTTCGGCATGGTGTCCTCCCGGGGGTGTGCAAGTTGGGGTGCGGCAGGCGCCCCGGCTGGGGTCCGAGACGCCTGCCGCAGAATCAGGTCAGGCCGCGACGACGACAGCGCCGAGGTCGTACGGCATCCACGTCAGCGCCCAAGGGATAGAGCCCGTGCTCGATGCCGCCGTGTTGAGACCGATTGCGCCGATCGCGACGATGATCGGGTTACGCTGCGCCGAGATACCGCCGCCGGTGGACTTCACCAGGGCGTCACCAGCGAGGCCGGTCGTGGCCAGCAGGCCACCGACAACGAGAGCGTTGATGTCAACCGTGGTCGACAGGTCGTTGACCGTGCCCGTGGTGGGAGTGGCGACGAGCTTGACCGCGTTGGCCTGCGCCTGAATCACCGTTGTGACCGTGCCGACGAGGCTGGTCACGATGATCCTGCCGCCGGTGACGGTGAACAGGGTGCCGGTCGCGGTCTGCGGCAGGGCGGCCGTGGCACGGTCGACCTTGTCGCCGAACGCGATCTGCCGAAGCCTGATCGCCTTGGGGGTAGAAGACATTTCAGACCCCCAGCGCCGGGAGGTTGGCGGGGGTGCGTGCCATCTTCAGGTCGTGCACGATCGGGACAACCAGACCGGCGCCGGTGGAGGTGCACTTGATGTACTTGTAGCCATCGCTGAGCTGCGGGCCGTTGATCGTGAAGATCGCGAGACCCTGCGTGGTGGCGGTGGTGGTGATCGTCGCCGCTGCGGCCTGGGTGTTCTTCGCCCACACCACCGACCCGTCGACCTTCGTCGAGTACCACTGGGTGATCTTGACGAGGTTCTGCGCACCCGTACCGGCGGCGTCCTGCGCTTCCTGGATGGTGTAGGTGTCGCCTGCGGCGAGGATGCAGACGAAGCTGACCGCGTCGGCGTTGATCAGCGAGACGTAGACGCCGTCGCCGGTGCCCAGGACATTGAAGAGCTTGCCCAAGCCTTCCATGGTGGATCTCCTTCTGTCCCTGCCCGGGGTTGAGTGCGGGCAGGGTGGCGGCCGGTCCGGGGGTTGAGTGCCGGACCGGCCGGGGAAGCGACCGCCCCGAATAGGGCGGTGCGGGTGGCGCCTAGGCGCCGGGAGGGCAGGGTCAGCGCGTCGCGACCTGGACAAACGGGCTGAGTTGATTGGTTCCTCGGTTTGGCGTAACCGCCGACTGGAGCCACGGCCGACCATCGACGCGCTCGATGAACCTGATCGCCGTCTGATCGTTTGCGAATTTGTAATGAGGGCTGGTGTCGGCCTGAATGGCCATGCGGTCGCCGATCAAGTAGTACCCAAAATCGACGAAGTTCACATCACCCGCAGTACCCGTGGTTTCCGCCTTCTCGGTAAAGATGACGGGCCTCCCAAGAATTGACATGGGGGGGCCGTCGACACCGGAGTTGAGCCAGATCGCGCTACCACCCGTACCCACGCTGAGGGCCATGGTGGCGAGCTCCGGGAAGGTGTCGATGTGACACACCCACACCGCCCGCGCCAGGCTCGACGGGAGCATGCGGCTGTAGGCCTTGACGATGTTCTCCCACAGGATCGTCGCCGCAGCCTGCCCGGTCTCCTTCGCCACCTGCACCTGGGCGTTCGCCTTGAACACACCCAGGGGCTCGCCGACACCACTGCCACGGAGGAAGGCGATGTCCTCGAACCACGCGATGGCCTCGGGGAAGGCCTGGTTGATGAACGCCTCCAGCGACACCAGCGAGTCGGTGAAGAGCTCGTTGGGGACTTCGCTGTAGGCGGTGAGCTTCTTCGCCTCCAGCTTGACCCGGCCGAAGCTGGCCGAGGAGGAGGTGAGCGCGCCGGCCTCTTCCGTCCAGTACGCGGTCACGCCGCCGTAGACGTTGCTGGCGTTCGACGTGGAGTCGATCGTCGGGAACGGGACCGTCAGGGTCTCCATCGGGATCACCCGAGCGCGCGGCCGAACCACAGCGGTTTCGAGCGCGACCCGCAGGAGCTCCGAACGCAGCGTCTCCGGGATGAGGAACCCGCCATCCGCGGGAACCGTGGACCCGAAGGCGGCGCGGATCTCGTGGAGCTGGTTCTTCACCGTGTCGTGCTCGCTGCCACGGGCGCGGTGCCAGGTGTTGCGGAGGAACCGTCCGGCGATGCCGTACACGTCGGCGTCGTCGCCACCCTTGGCGGCGTTCTCGAACAGCTCATCAACCTTCACACCGGGCGCGGTCTTGCAGTAGTGCTGCCCACGGTTCTTCGGCTGCGCGTCGGCGGGTGCGAGGTTGGGCCGGATCAGAGCGTCCGGGTTTTCCTGGATGAAGGCCTGAAGGACCCGCTGGGTTTCCTCCCGCACCTGCGTGGCGAGGGTGGTGTCCTTGTTGTGGACGGCGCGGGCGTAGTTGGTGACGAACTCACCGAACTTGGCCTGGTCGCCGAAGAGTGCCTGCATGCGGCCGGAGTCGCCGAGCATCTCCTCGAGCTCGACGGCATCCGTGGGGATGACTGTGGGTGCGGTCACGATGCCGCCGCCTTTCGGATTGATTGCCTGAAGAGATGCGGATCCCAGGCCGCGTACGGACCTGGGGTTGGTGACCCGGCCATGGGGAGCGCGGCCGGGGTTGGTGCGTCCGCGGTCTCGACCGCAGATGTCTCGGGTGGAACAGGCGCCTCTGCCTCGGGGGCGGGCGACTCGGGGGTGCGCTGCGCGAGCCGTTCGGCGACGGCTTCGGCGATGCGGGCTACGGCGTCGTCGTCCAGCAGCGGCGCCGTGAGGGGCGTCGGCTCGACAGGCGGGGTGTCCTCGACAGCGACGGGCTCGGGCTGCTCGACGGGCTCAACCGGGTCGTCGGTGGTGGCAGTGACCGGGGTGGGCGCCGGGGCTTCGTCGCGCCCGGCATACCGCCAGGCCGCAAGAACCCACCGGTTCGCGGCTGCTGCGACGGCCACGCCGTCGTCCCGGTTACGCGCCGGGTCTGCGGCCACCTCGTCGACCAGCCCGGCCGCGACCGCCTCGTCAGCGGTCATCCATGTCTCAACGGACATGGCTTCCAACCAGGAGTCGAGGTCGCCCTGCCCGGATCGGTCAAGGTAGAACTGGGCGATATCCCGGTCCACCTTGTCGAGGAGGTCTGCCTGGGCGCGCATATCTTCGGAGTTGCCTATAGCGAGGCTGCTCGCTTTGTGAATCATTACCTGTGATCCACGAGCCGCAATAACCCTGTCGCCGACGGTGGCGAGCACAGACGCAGCCGATGCGGCAAGGCCGTCGATATAGACGAACACTGAGGCAGGGTGCGCAGCCAATGCGGCGCGCATTCCGATTGCCTGAAAGAAGTCCCCGCCGGGCGAGTTGATATGCAATTCAAGCCGTGATGCTTGAATGCCATTCAGCGCGGCGACGAACTCGGCGCAGCTGACGCCGAACTCCCCGCCCCACTCGTCGATGGCGTCGTAGAGGTAGATCGACGCGGCGCCACCGTCGGTGCCCAGCGCGTTGGTGACGCGGAGCGGGGTGGCGGGCGGGGTGAAGTTGGCGGGGCGCCACCGGTTTCGGGCACGTTCGGGCATGACTGCGCGCCTCCCTTTCGGTCAGGGTTGGTCGGCGCAGTGCCGAACGATCAGGTGGGTTTAGTCGTCGTGGTAACGCCGCCGCTGCTGGGTCCGCTCGAAGTGGCAGTTAGCGCAGACGACGTCGCACTTTTCGATCTCCGCGTAGAGCCGCTCACGACTCGTTTGCGGCCCGGTTAAGGCGATAGTGAATAGCTTCTTCGTGCCAGGCCTGTGATCGAACTGCATCACGTAGGTCGGGTACGACACTTTGCAGTCCATGCAGGGAACGGACTTAGCCGCCTGCATAATCTCGCGGTTAGTGCGGATGTACCGGTGCTTCGCGGCGCGAGCCTTGACGGGGCTGTTCTCTCGGTACCTCGCGGACTCGGCGCGGTTAGCCTCGCGGCGCCGCTCCCGCTCCCGCTCGGTCAGGTTCGCCCATGCCTCGCGCCCCTTGACGAGCGTCGTCTCGTAGCACCTCTTGCAGGGCTTCTCGCCGATCCGCAGGTGGGCCTGATAGCCCGCTACGGTTCCGACTCGTCCTGACGGGTGGGCGTGGGTTGGGTAGTAGCAGATCGGCAAGCCTGGCAGTAGGACGTCAATTTCGGGCACGCGGCGGTCCGCGTTGCGCGCTTCCCTGCATGGGGGGCACAACGGCTGCCCGGCCAGCTGGTGGGCTCCCGCTCCTGCGACAGTGCCGGTACGGCCCGTCGGGTACCGCTCGGTTGGACGGGTGCATGCCAGTTCGGCAAGAGCCTGACCCTCGCGGAGCGCCTTCTCCTTGTAGCGCGCCTCTGCCAGGCGTGCAGCCGGGCGACGGCGCTCTTTCACATCTGCCGGTAGGGCAGCGTGACGAGCGCGGGCCGCAGCCCTGTTCCCCTCAACGCACTCGGGGCACGGTTCCTGGCCAGCAGTCACGTGCGCCCGGTAACCCGCAAAGGTGCCAGTCCTGCCCTGCGGAAAGCGGGGGGTCGCCACCTGACATGCGACTTCGCCCGGCTGGTACTGGATGCGGCGGGCGCACCCGCAACTGGTGATCGGGCGGCGCTTGGATCGGAGGTCGGTCGAGGCTGTCTCGCGGGTGTTCCCGCAGTCACACCGGCAGAGCCAATACGCCTTGCCGTCTCGGCTAGCGACGCGTTCCACGATGACGAGTCGCCCGAAGCGCTGCCCGTTGAGGTCGACGAGCTTCACGCGGCCGCCGGCCTTGAGCAGGCGACGGCGGGTAGGGCATAGTTCGGCACAGCCTCGGCTCCTGTGGTGAGAGACAGGGGTTCAGGTCAGGGCCGGTGCGGGATCGCGAGTCCCGTATCGGCCTGCTTTGATCTTACCGGATTGATCTATCCGATGATCGGCATTTGGTGCCCGTTCACCGATCCTGACCTGCGGCCTAGCGATCGGGGCAGGATCACCCGGACTCGCCGATGCCGATGCCTACCCGCTGATCTTCGGGCACCTGATCTGGGCGCCACACACCCGTGACCGAGCATCGACAGCGAATTCCACCACTGCAATCCCGATAACCACCGGTCTTGGTGAAGATCCGGTCGTAAGGGCTGAGGTCTTCGGTGGTGCAGATGAACCGACCGTCAGCGACCCGGCAGGGCTCGCATTGGTTCTTGTCGAGGATGCCGGTCTGATAGATCGACCCGACCGGTCCGGACGCGAACGTCTTGACCCTGGCTTCCGTAGTGGAGGCGTGGAGCGCCCCGCCCACCTGCGCTTGCGTGGCCGCGGTGGACCGCTGGGTGAGGGTGACGTCGACCTGTGCGGCGACCTGCTCCCCCGACGTTCCGGGGGTGGCGATGCGGGTGGCTTCCCGGCCTGCGGCGAGGGCGAGATCAGCACCGAGATGGGCGGCCACGATCTCGGCCGTTGTGTCCAGCCCGAGGTCTGCCGCCGCCGAAGCGGTGAGGGTGACCCCGGAGGCGACGCCTTCCTTCACGGCCTGCGCGGCGGCGATGGTGGCCAATGCGAGCATGGCGTCACGGAGGACATGGGCGCCCTGATCGGTGTCCACCGTAAGACTGGTGAGCGCGGCCAGGTCGTCGGCGTTGACAGCGTCGATGATCTGCTGACGTAGCTGAACCCGTTGAGCGGCGGTGATGTCCTGCCACCGCCTCATGAGCGCGTCTACGGCTTGCTGCCATGCCTCGTCGAGCGCGGACAGGTCCGGCTGGTCGGGGGTGTCGTCGGCTGCCGCGCGGATCTGGGTGTGGTCGTGGTCCTTCGGGGCAGCCTTGGCCTGGGCTTGCGCGGGTGCCTGCTGTGCCTGGGCTTGCGCCTTCTCGTTGTCGCTGGTCATGAAGCGGTGACCGTTCCACGCATCCAACGCTTCCTGCGGGATCTCGATACCCAGCAGGGGCAGGATCAGCGGTGCCAGAGACGGGGCACCCATCACGATCTTCGTGAGGAGTCCGCGGTTGGCGTCGTCGGATCCGTCGCCGAACTCGATGGCGGGGAGGCCGTACAACTGGGCGGCCATGGTGGGGTTGAACCCTGCCGAGGCCAACCGGACCACAGCATCGACCTTCGATGCTCGGTCGGCGTTCTCCTCTTCCGCATCCGTCGGGACCGGGGACTCGAAGTCGAAGACGACACCCTTGCCTGTCGCCCCGAACATGGGGAGGAGGCGGCCGTTGAGGGCTTGCTTCCACCGTTCGAGGCGGGGCGCGGTGAGCATCTCCGCCATCTGCGACCTGGCAGCCTTGGCGGCGGCGAAGTTGACGCCGTCGGTGAGGCCCATGGTGGCGCGGGAGATGCCCCAGGCCTCGAAGATCTGATCGCGGGACAGGTTCCGCAGCGCGGACATGTCCAGGTCCTTCATGCTGAAGGACCGGTCGACCCATTTGCCGTGCTCGAGGATGGCAACGCGGTGGGCGTTGCGGACGCCGCGGTGCTGTTCCTGCCACCGCTGACGGAGGGTGTCGAATTCGTCGTCGGTGAGGCCTTGTTCGACTTCGATGATGCCGCCGGGCTGGGCGGAGTTGGCGAAAAAGGCGCCCGTGTAGTCCGCTGCCGCGACCGCGCCTTGCAGGTCACGCATCAGGGCCTGGACCCGGCCCAGGCCGCGGTAGGGGTTGTTGGGGTTGGGGGTGCCCTTGACCTGGATGACGTCCTCGACGTCGAGGGGGATCTTGTCGCCGTCGGGGCTCTTGTAGATCCAGCCTTTGAGGTAGTTCTTGGGGTCGGGGACTTCGATCATGCGGTCGGGGCGTACCGGCCACAGCTCGACCGGGATCTTCCCGACCTTCACCACCACGAGGAACCCGTCACCGGTGGCGGAGAGTTCGATGTGCTGCTGCACCATCTCGATCAGCGCAGCCTGCGTCATGTGCGGGTTCGGGTTCGCCCACAAATTCGCCGCGGCGTGGCGTTCCGGGGGGATGACCTCACGGTCCCCCGTAGCCCCTGCTTTGGGGATGCGGTAGAGGTCCCAGTCGGGGTTGGCGACGGCGGTGCAAACCCGGTCGACCACGGCGAACAAGGTCGGGACCATGCTCATCTGGCCCATGGGCCCGCCGTTGTCGGCGCTGAAGCCGCTCATGGTGGAAGAGCGCGTGCTCGAGTACGGCACCGGGGCTTCGTTGCGGACGGCGGGGCGCAGAGCCTTGCCGAGGAGAGAGGCCACGAGTACGCCCCTCCCGGGATAGGTTCAGTGGATCAAGCCGGGTCGGTCACCGTGACGATCGGGCGCGCCTTCGGTCACGGCGGTTAGCGACAATCGCCTTCGGTTCCGGTGGCCAGTCGATGCCGTAGGCGGCATGCAATGCCCGCTGAGACTCCAACTCGGCGCCCAGCGGTCGGGTACTCATCCGCTCGGGCATGTAGGCGCCGGGAGCGTAGGTGACCTTCACGCGTCGCCCCTCACTTCGAGTCGTCGCACCGCGCGACGAACAACAGGACGGCAACACCGGCCGCGATCAGCCCGGCCCTGACGTCCCACATCCAGCATCCGGCGACCATGAGGCTGAGGCCCAGAGCGTCACCGACGAAGCGGAGCCCGGCTGGGGTGACTCGTCCCGTGAGGCTCTGCGTCCTCGCCGCGAGTTGGCGAACCAGGCTCTTGCTGTTCGTGGCGTACACGGGCTGCCTTCCGGGCGAATCGGACAAGATCAAAGTATCGACCTGCGAAAACGTGGCACCTGATCGAGCGCCGTCCCGAGTAGGACTACTGTCGCCCCCGTCGCTCCCCCAGACCCCGGGCGCGCCGTCGAACCATGACGGGCGCCCGGGTTGGCGCTGGGGAGCGGCCAACCTAAGTGCCCTGCGTCGGCCCCGACACCGTGTGACCCCTCGCCGCGGTGTCGGGGCCTGTCTTCGCCCTAACCACTGCAACGATGGGCGGCGTGATCGATCGCATCGACTTCCGAGACATGCCGCCCAAACCCATCCGCGAACACTGGTGCGCGTGGCTGCGCTGGCACGGCATCGAACCCAACGAGGTCATCGTTGCCGGGACCGACAGCTACGGATGGATCGAACGGGACGAGGAGCGACGCCAGATCCGCTACCTCGGGAGCACGTTCGACGAGGCAGGTCGTCGGAGGCGTGAGCTCGTCGAGATCGTGCACCAGTTGGAGGCCGTGCCGTCGCCGTTCCCTGCTGCCACGATGACACCGTGATCAACGACTTCCGGGTGGCTGTAGCCACCGACCTCGCCGACCTGCCCGACCACCAACGCCGTGACGTCATCGCCAAACTCCGGCAGTGGAAGCCACGCCTGGCGTCTACGCAGGGTCTGCTCGTCATCGGGTTGACCGTGCGAGCCAACGGGGTAAGCGCGGCGGAGAAGCAGGCACGGGCCACAGTCGGGGACGTGCTGCCGTCAGGGAAGGTGACCGGGGTAGAGGTGCGGGCATCAGCGGGAGCGGCGAACTAGTGGCCATCCCCGTCGTCCTCATTGGAGGTGCTCAAGATGGTCGCCGTTTCGTCTACGACGCAGACCATCCGCCAGCGATGCTGGTTTTTCCGACGCCGCCAGATCTCGGCGCGCTGACCCGCATTGACGCCGAGGCCGTGCTCCCGGTCGAGTTCGGCACGATCATCTACGTTCCCGATGGGGCACGGGACCGTTCCGGTGATCATCGCTACCTGATCCGCCGCTAGCTCCGATGGCTGGCATCCCCGCTCACATGTGACGGATGCCGGGCCGCGCCATGTTCGCCAGGGCCGCAGCGTGCGTCATCGCGTCGACCCGGTCAGGACTGTCTTGACCGGGCTGCCACGTCGCAGCCTCATGTTCTAGCTTGGGGTGCGTGCCGACCATGCAGGCGCGGCCGGTCTCGAACATCGGCGCAACCCACAGCATGCGTTCCTGCTTCGTGCCCTTCGCAGTGATCGCGCGCAGGCTCGGGCCGGACGGATGGGCCAGCACCGCGTCGACGTCCTCGACGGTGAGCTCGGCCAGTTGTTGCGTGACGAGTTCGCGGCGTTCGGTGGAGGCGTCGGGGCCGACGATCCGCGATAGCGCCTGACCGTGGTCGTGCTCGGTTTCAGCGAGCGCAGTGGCCTGTTCGACGAGGTTGGCCTGCGCGTCCTTGATGCGTTTCGGCAGCTGTGACAGCGACTTCTCGTAGGCGAGCGTGGGGGCGTTGCGCCGGACGCAGGTGAGCAACGCCATCCGCGCCCACCTGGCAACGGTCATCGGCGCGGAGAGGTCGTCCATGATGTAGATCTTGCCGGTGGCGCGATGCCAACCGGCGAGGATCATCCCGGCCTCGTCGCCGTCGCCTTCGTTGTCGGCTGGGTCCACAACCAGAGTGAGGTCGCAGCCATCGGGTAGCTGGGTGAGCCGCCAGGTGTCGAACCACTTGGACTTGAAGACGCCGCCCTCGAGTGGGGCCGGTCGTCCCTGGTAGAGCGCGGCGAACGTTCTCTCGCCGACGTCCTTACGGGTCTGCTCCCAGTCCTCCACCGTGCGACCACGAGCGGAGACCAGCCACTCCCCCGCCGGGCGGTCGAGAGCGTCCTCGGTCTTACCGTCCGCCAACGCTGGGATGTTGACGCTCGGCCAGCCTTCGGCGATGCGCCTGCCCGCGAGGTCGTCCTCCACCCAGCGGGTCTGCACCACGATGACGGGTGCGCCGGGGGCGAGGCGGGTGCGGGCGACCGATGACCACCAGTCGTGCAGGGTGTCCCGCACCGTCTCGGAGTCGGCGTCCTTCTGGTTACGCAGAGGGTCGTCGATGAACAGGACATCCGCGGGCTTGCCGGTCAGTGAACCGCCGACGCCGACGGTGACCATGCCGCCGACGTGGCCGTCGAGCTGCCAGTCCGAGGCGTCCGCGTGGTCGCGCGACACCGACAGCCCAAGCTCGCGGCCGTGGGTTTGGACGTAGCCGCGGACCATCCGACCTGACGAGCGGGCCAGCGATGCAGCGTACGACGCGTAGACGATGCGCCGGTCAGGGTCGTCGGCGAGCAGCCACGTGCACAGCCAGCGTGCGATCGAGGTCTTGCCCTCTTGTGGGGGCACCGAGACGACCAGCCGGCCGTCTCGGGTCCGCGCGACCTCACGCAGCCGGTCCGCCAGCAACTCGAGCGCGGGAGTGCGGACAGTGGTCTGGTCGAACCGGGACGCCAAATCCAGCGGGGTTGGGCATTCGCGAGTGATGCGGAGCCGTGCCGCATGGGCTCGGGTTCGTGCCGCGAGCGCGGCCTGCTCTTCTGGTGACAGGTCGCGGACGAGTTCGGCGACCGCCGTCATGGCTTCGCGCGCAGCGCCATCTCCGCCGCCAGTTCGGCGACAGCGGCGTCGACATCGGCGGAAGCGTGGGTGACGGTGGCGGAGATCTTCTCCGGCGCGTCCAAGCCGTGGAGCTTCGCGCGGCGTTCCATCAGCCGGATCACGGTCTCCGCGGAGCGGACGTGACCCTTCATCGCCTGCGGCCACAGGGCCAACAGCAGCTGGTCGAGGCGTTCGAGTTCGAGGGCGAACACGACCTCGGCCTCATCCTTCGGCACCTCGGCCAGGGCTTGCTTGACGGCGCGTTGCGCGGAGCCGCGGTTGGTGTAGCCGACACGGTCTGCGATGGCGTCGTAGGTGGCTCCCGCCTTGCGGAGCTTCAACGCTTCGCGGCGCTTCTCGGCGGCTTCGATGCGGCGGGGGGATGCCATGTCCTCAGCCATCATTCCCCCGTGAAGTCGTGTGGGATGCCGTCACGGGTGGGCTTAACACCCGTGTGTTCCTGGTAGCGACGGCAGATGACGTCGACATAACCCGGGTCGAGCTCGCAAGCAACGACCGTCCGGTTCAGATGGTGGGCGGCGATGAACTCGGGGCCGCTGCCACCGAAGGGGACGCCGATGACGTCGCCAGCCTCGCTGCTCGACTTGAAGGCCCGCTCAACCATCGCGACCGGCTTGGGGGTGGCGTGGCCCTGGCGCTCTTCGCCTGTGACCCGGGGGAACTCCCAGACGTCGCGCATGACGTCGTGGGCGTTATCGAAGAACGTGCGTGACTCGCGGAGTTGCGCGGACAGTTCCCGACGGTGGGCGTTGCCGCCGCCCTTCACCTCAGGGAACATCTCCGCGAACAGCTCGTCGTAGTCCTTGGTGAACGCGCGACCGGCCGCGGCCTGCTGCAGCGTCCAGTAGTGCTGCGCGGAGATAGGCGCGAACTGTGAGCGGCTGAACCAGTGCCCGGCCATCTGGGTGGCGGTGAGGCCGTTGACGTCCCGGTTGGTCCAGCCAACCTTGTCGCGCTCGACTTCTAACCACGCGCGCAGCGGCTCGTAGCCTTCCCAGAAGTCGTCCTTGTTCTGGTTGCCGAGGAACTGCTCGCCGCGCATGAGGAACAGGCATCGCTCGGTTGCGGTCGGGAATGAGTGCTCGAGCGCGGAGCGCATCCCGGGCGTGCTGCCTTTGTCCCAGACGATCTCGTTGCGGACGAGAAGCTCGTCGGAGGCGAGACCACCCACCCACCAGAGCCGCCACAGGTCGGGGGCGTTACCCCAGATGTAGGCGGAGCCATTCTCGGCGAGCGTGGGGAGCCATGCCTTCCACCAGCGCATCTGGAACTCGTCGAGCTTGGGGCCGTACAGGTTGTCGTTGAGGACCCCGTCGGCTTCCTTGCCCATGCCGTAGGGCGGGTCGGCGTGGATGAGGGTCAGCGTGGCCTCGCCGACGACGCGTTTGACGTCTGCCGGGTTGGTGCTGTCGCCGCAGAGCAGACGGTGGGGGCCGAGTTCCCACAGGTCGCCGAGCGCACTGACGGGCTCCGCGGGGGGGTCGGGTGTGGCGTCGTCCGGGGTGAGGCCTGCGCCGGCACCGCCGTTGTCGTCTTCCAGCCCGTCTAAGGCCGCTTCGAGCGCTGCGAGGTCGCCTGCGTCGTAGCCGGTGCCGTCGAGGTCGGGCAGGTCGGCGAGCAGTTCAAGCAAGAGCCGGTCGTCGTACTCACCCAAGTCCGAAGACCGGTTATCAGCTGCCACAATGCGTGCGGCCTGGTCGTCGTCCACGTCCACCGTGACCGCTGCGACGGTTTCCCAGCCGAGATCACGGGCGGCCATGAGGGTGTGGTTCCCGGCCAACACCTCGTTGGGGCGGCCGGTGTAAGTACCCGCGTTGATCAGGATGGGCTTGAACTGCCCGTTGACCCGGAGCGACTGTGCGATGACTGCGGTGTTGCCACGTCGTGGGTTGCGGTGATACGTGCGCAGTTCGGCGACGGGGACGGTGGTGGTTTCGAGGTTGTGCACCCGGTTGGTTGTGGTCACGGGCGGTCACCTGTCGCGTGGTCGGTGATGGCCAGCCATGCCCGGAGTGCGGTGTCGGTGGCGACGATCAGGCAGGCCCGTACAGCGTCAAACAGGAGGCTGGTCACGGTCTGACCGTAACCGGGGCGGTGGCTGGGATCGGCCACGGTGGTACCGGGGCGACACCGTGCCCATCCCAGACGGCTGCGTAGCCGTCAGCCACCATCTGCTGGGCGAGGTCGACGCCTGCCGTGGTGTCGATTTGGCAGTCCCAACGGGCGTACTTGTCCGGGCCGAAGCAGGTCACCGTGACCGGCGTCCCGACCGGGGCAAGGGTGGCGAGGTGGACGAGCGCGGCCTTGCCTGCGGGGGTCGCGAGTTCGGCGGCGTTGATTCCCGACAACCTCACGTCGACGAGCACTGACACGTTCATGCCGAGGGAGACTGTCACCCGCAGGGTGTCGCCGTCGTGGAGGGATGCGACCGTGCCGGGATACACGCGGGCAGTCACTGCGGCGACGGCCCGATCGCGGAAACGATCTGGATCACCTGCGGTAGCACGATGCCGCGGGCCTGCTCATCAGTCCAGCCCATCGCCTTTGTGCGGGACACGATGCCTTCGGCGAGGTCGAGGATGACTTGCCAGCCCTCCATGACGGGGCCCATCTGCTCGAGCACGAGGCGGCGCATGTCGTCGGGGGTGGCTGCGGGGTCGCTCATGCGTCGCTCCCGTAGGCAGCGTCACGGGCCCGGCGCAACGACCGGATGAGCCGGTTGATCTGCGCCCGGTCCAAGTCCATCCACAGGCCGGGGTCTGCCACGACACCATCGATAGCGATCTCGGATTGTGGTCCGTTGACGACGCCGATTTGGACGGTGGTGTCTCGGCCCCAGCCGACGGCGACGTGGCTGATCAGGCCGGTCGTGCCGTTGCCGTAGACGACTTCTTTCGGCATTCTTTCCTCCGTCACGGAGAGCCCATCACGGGCTTATTGGTGGGCATGAGAGGATCGGCGTTCCGCCCGAATGTCGGGCCCAATCAATCTGGGGAGATGCACGTATGGCTACGCAGGTCAGCACTCGTTTTGTTGACGATCTTGACGGCTCGGACGCGTCGGAGACGATCAAGTTTGCCTATCGAGGCAAGTCGTATGAGATCGACTTGAACGACATGCATGCGAAGGCGTGCGATGAGTCGTTCGCGGAGTGGATCGACGCCGCCCGCCTGATCAAAAGCGGCGGGAAGGTGGCTACGGTGAAGCGTGTCCCGGCAACCGCGGACCGCGAGCAGAATCAGGCTGTGAGGGACTGGGCGCGGGCGCAGGGTCTGACCGTGTCTGATCGTGGCCGGATCTCCGCCACGGTGATGACGGCGTTCCAGGCGGCGCACTAGCCGGTTCTACGCAGCAGGCAGTGCGGGGACTGTCGGCTGTACGGCGTCGCCTCTTTGAGAGAGCAGCCAGGCGAAGTCGCCGAACGCGATCTCCGCGCCGCCGTCGACGCCCCACGGCCCCCACGAGTTGGTCATGTGTACGCGTTGGGTGGCGGGATCCCAACCGTCGACGACGAATTCGTGTCCGCCTGCGACGGCGGAGCGGGTGTCGACGATGATGCGGCCGTTCTTCGGCTCAAACATCGACTCTAAGAACACAGTCCCTACCGCGATGGGTCCATGAGCGAGGGCTGCGACAGCGACGGGGGGGCTGAAGGCGTGCCGGTAGCTGGTGATCAGGCCGCGCGCCTTGAGTGCCTTCATGGCGGCGAGCGACGACGAGCCGGTGTCATCGGGCGGATAGGTGCCGGGGAAGCCGTCGAGGACGGTTTCGTCGTGGTACAGGGCGAGTGCGTCAGCCTCGGTGTACTGGACACCAGTGGAGAAGGGGGCGGTCATCATGAGACCGAGGGCGGCATTAGCTGTGCACGACCCAACGTTCCCTTGGTCTAGGACGGGGCCGTTGCGTAGCCACCGGATCGGGCTGGCCGGGGGGCGGCGGGCCGCGCTGAGCGGATAGTTGCGGGAGCGGTCGTCGTGCCACACATGCCGGCCTAGGCGGGGGTCGGTGGGCTCGTACCGGCTGACCACAACCTGAGCCATGCCGCTCTCCTCACGTGGGTGTCCCGGGTGGAGGGGTCGGCTGGGCAGCCTCTGACCGGACCGGACGGGGTCGACGGTGGACTGCTGAGCGGGTGGTCCCATGCCACCCGGGACGACTAGGGGGTGGCGCTGAAGACGTGATCGCAGAGCCGCGCCATGAGGGCGTCACGCTGCAAACGCCAACCGAACTCCGCGACCACCGCGAGCTCGCGCGCCAGCCAGTAGTCGCCGTAGCTGCCGTTGACGGTGGCTACGCGGATGGTGCGGGGGCGCATCACGCCTCCAGATCAGGCAGCGCTGACGTACTTCCGACGCGCCCGATCACGGGTCGCCCGCTCCGCCTTTGCCACGTCAATCCAGCGGTACAGGGGTCGGTTGCGAACGTCCAACCCTGCCGGTGCGAGGTGGACCCGCTTCGGCCCGTCCACGGTGTCGACGAGGTAGCCGCGCTCGCGCCAGTTGGTGATGGCCGAGACCTTCACCCCGGCGAGGTTCGCCGCCTCAGAGGTGGAGACGAGCGACTCAAGCAGTTCGGGTGCAAGGGAAACAGGCAACGGTCCTCCGAACGCGACGAACCCCCCACGTTGGGACGCAGGGGGTTCGGGGTGCTGGCAAAGACTTGTGTGGCGCTGACAGCATGATCACGTGTGAACTCGCAGATGTCAAGCTAGGGGTTGCGGCGTGTCGTCAGGTGCGCTATGCGGTCGCGTGCCGCACCCACGGCCAGTCGCCGTTGCGGCCGGACTCCAGGAGGGGAACGAGGCGGAAGGCCGCATCGGTGAGGCCGCCGAAGGTGTGTCGCTGCCCCATGCCGGACGGGCCGTGGCCGAGTCGGTAACCCCCAAGATTCCAGGTGTAGACGGGGATGTGCGCCGGGACTGAACCGGCCACGTCGCCGGTCGCGGTCTGCTCATCAGTGATGATCAGGATCCGGTCATGCCCGGCGTAATGGCTCCGGACCGCGCCCGCTGTGTCGGTGTAGGAGATCGGATCCCCGAGCCCGTCAACGAACCGCAGCAGCGCCCCACCCTTCGGTACGGCGACCTCCCGCGACTCGCCGCCATAGATGGCCACGGTCGCCGCTGAGGCGCGTAGGGCGAGCGCGCACCCGAACACCGCGGCCTGGTCTGCCCGCGACATTCCCGACGCCGTGAGGCCGCCGTGGCCGTACCCGGGGAACATCGACGGGGACCTGTCGATCAGGACGAGCGTCCGACCCGTCAGCGCGGGGACGTTGGCCAGCGAGGCGGCGAGCGCCTTCTCCAACGGGTGGCCCCACCGCAGCGACTGGGTTGCCCGGTAGGCGGAGAGGAAGCGGAACGGGAACTGCCGTGAGCGCGCCACCTGCTCCGGGTCGGACAGACGCGCGGCCACCTTCTCCGCTACGTCGTCAGACACTCCGGCCTCGTCGAAGTTGCGCAGGTTGCGGAGAAGCGCCATGTAGCCCATCGACGGGATCACCGCGGCCCATGCCTGCGCGTCCATCGGTCCCTGGAGCCACCCTGCCAGCGCCTCCCACGTCATCCCGGCAGCCTTCAATCCGTCCGGGTCGGAAAGCGCTGCACGCCGCTCCGAGACGGGCAGCGCCATGAGGTCAGCGCGGGCCCGGAGCATGGCCAGTGTCTCCGGGATGGGGTTGTCGCGGCCGTGGCGGCGGTCCAGGGCGTGCGCGAACAGGTCACCCCGCCACGTCTCCGTCGCCTCCGGGTGAGTCAGGTCCAGGACGTCGCTGAAGCGGTAACCCTTCCCCGCCGCGTCGTACTTGAGCAGGGATCGCTCGTCGTACAACCGGACCACAGCGTCGGCAACGCCACGCTTCACGGGCTTGGGAATGGCCCGTCCGTACTGCGACGTCCAGTAGGCGAGCATCTCGCCCGGCTCGTCGGCCCGCTGCAAGACGGACGCGATTACCTGCCGCGCTCCGGGGCGCTTGTCTGCGAGGGCCTGCCGCGCGAACTCGGCCGCTCCGACCAGTGATGCGGAGCGCATGTTGCCGTCGGAGCGCAGCCAGCGCAGGAAGGCCGCCGTCCAGTCCGGGTGCGCCGACGTGGCGGTGCGGACAAGCGCGACGAAGCGAGCGTCACGATCCCCCGCGGCTTCGTGGAACGTCTTCTCGGCGACCATGTTGGAGACGGCCAGCAGGAACAGCTCAGACCGCACATCGCGTGCGTGACCGGGTCCGCCGTAGGCGTTTACCCCGGAAGCCTGCGCCTCGGTGACGACCGGGCTGGATACCGCGGGGCGCGTGGTGACGGTGTTGAACTTGGACAAGCTCCTCAACCCTCCGTGGAGGGGAGACACAACTCCATGAGTGAGCCCCGAGATCGAGACGGCGACGGACACGTACGCGCTCTGCCAACTGAGCTACCTGCCGACGAGTCGACAGACCTGGACTCGAACCAGGGACCTCGTCCTCCAAATGGAAGTAACCGTTACCTGCGCACCGGGGCTCACTCTGAAGTTATGGCTCCCGAGATCAGGACGTTCTGCGGCGTTATTCATGCGAAGAAGTAGCCGCGGAACTGCGCACCGGGAGTGCGGTATGAACCTAGCAGAAGAGGTCTCTAGCTCGCTTCCGCGTTGTCGTCCGCGTCCTCGTTCAGCGCGTCGCCGAGTAGGTCGTCGAGGATCATCCGTGTCCACAGCCCGTAGTGCTCGGCGTGGATGACGTGCCCGCAGGCCCGGCACTCCACCTCATCCGTGCCGTCCGATTCGAGGGAGCGGACGAGGGTGAGGAGCTCACACTGCGGGCACGGGGTCGGCAGATGCCGTTGCGGGTCCGTCTTCCCGAGTCCGCGGCGTACGTCTCGGTCCAGGTCGTACAGGGTTTCGGCGACGTCCCCTGCACCCGGCATGGAGCACAGGCGATCGAACCACGACACGAGGTAGTGGTGGCTGACGACGACACGTCGGACCTCGATGTGGCCTTGCCATGGCGGCCCGTCGTGTCCGAGGTGCTCGGCGAGGTTGTCGTGGGCTTCTGACAACTGGTCGGCGATGGCCCGTGCTGCGTCCGAGGCCCACTCGCGGGGGTGGCCGTAGACCTTCGTCTGGACCCGCATCAGTTTCTCCGCTGGGGGGGCTGCGGGGGCGGGGAGGTCGCGGCGGATGAGTACCCAGTGCAAGGCGAGCCGGTCGATGATGGTGGCGTAGTGGCGCCTGGACGGCAGGCAGATCACGTCGCGGGTGAGACGCGGGTTGCCGTCGACGTCGCGGCAGCCCGGGTACTGGCAAGGTCCAATATTCGACACGGGCGCGCCTTCCTGGCAGTCCAGTACGGTGATCGCGCCCACGTGATCGGCTCCCCTTCAGGCAGCAAACATGTGGAGGGCGCCGCCCGACCGTTGCGGGATCGGGCGGCGCCGTAGGTCAACTCACATCTTTGAACGTCCTGCCCGTGTTGATGTTCGACACGGAGGTCTCAGACACTCCGAACCGTTCAGCGATCACTTTCTGTGGGTGGCCTTCCGCCAGCAGGCGCTTGATCTCGGCAGCCTCGTGGCGCCTGAGGAAACCCCGCGGCCGGTAGCGCTTCTGGGGTCGACGGTTGTTTGCCTGGAGCACCGCGTCCGCCCAGCGGCAGTTACCCGGCTCGTAGTTGCCGTTGACGTCTATGCGGTCGAGAGAAGTTCCTGGAGGCCGGGGCCCCATGTCCTCAAGGAACGCCAGGTAGTCGTCCCATCGGGCACACATCGTGATCCCGCGACCGACGTAGCAGTCACTCTCCCGTCGGTTCGGGTTAGAGCACCTCGTTTTCATCGAGGTCCAACTGGCGTAGGTCGGGTCGGCGTACCTCGGGTTGTCAGACTTCGGCCAACGCAGGGCATGGCAGCCGCAACCCTTCGTGAGACCGCTCACCAGAGTCTTGCCGATGATCTCCTTTTCGTTGCCACAGGCGCATCGGCACAACCAGTAGGTGCGCCCCTTGCGAGACGGCGCGCGCCGCAGGACGACGAGGTTGCCGAACGTCTGACCGGAGAGTTCAAGCCTTGCGCGATTTACGACGCGCACCTCGCCGTCATGCGGGTGGTCGGGCGACTCGAATTCGCTGGTAGTCATGGTCATGATCGTACAGTACCCCCTGTACGTTATGCACGGGGGGCTATACAGTCGCCACATGCGAACGCCCGACACCATCCGCAAGATTGCCGATCCAGTCAAGCGAGTCGCTGCCGCCTCGGCTGCGGTTGGAGAGACGCAGCGACTCGCGGCCGAGTACGCCGCCATCACCCGCGAAACCGTGCGGGAGATGCGACAGACCATGACCTACGGCGATGTAGCGAAAGCCCTCGGCGTGTCGAGGACGCGCGTGCAGCAGCTCGAACGATGACCCGACAGCTGCCTATCGAGCCGCTGCCGAGGGGGGTCGTGTCGTACATGCGTGCGCCTCCGGGCATGTGGCAGGATGATCACTGCGTTCCCCGGTACTCCGTCGCAAGAGTTCGGTTGCCGCGCTCGGGTGGCCCGTCTCTCATCCCCGTCACGAAGAGAGAGAGGTGGGCCACCCGGTCAGGTCAAACAGCGTTGGACCACAGCCATTGCAGCGAGGCATCCACCCAGCGGGCGTCGTCGAGGGCGTTGTGCTGGCCCGACTCCTGCGGCGGCACCTCGGTAGCCAAACGCGTGATCTCCTGCTGTAGGTCGCGGGTGAACATGGGGATGCCGTCGGGAAGGTCGATCATGCGACCCCAAAGCTGGCAGAGCACCACGTGGTCGTAGGCGCCGTAGTAGGCCCACAGTTCCGGCTTGGACGATCCGGCCAACAGGAAGTCGCGCACCTCGTTGGCGATCCGGTCGCGACGCTTCATGTGTGGGTGGTGCCAGTCGATCAACCCGAGAGGGCCGCGGCGGGCGTAGTGCAGCCGGGCGTCGCCGTGGAGTTTCGGCAACGACGGCACCACGTTCGCGACCAGCCACTCGTGCTTCTTGATCCGCCGCCACGGGGCTTCGCGGTTCACGGCGTAGTACTCGCGGCCGTCGTCAGCGACGATGCCGATCGAGATCAGGGCGATGGTCGAACCGTCCTCGAGGAATTCCGTGTCGTACGCATAGACGGTCACGCGGTCACCGGTTCTTTCGTGGGAAGTAGCTGCGGAAATCGGGGCATGCGGAACACCTCCACGCTCGGCAGGCAGTGCACCGCCCAGCCGACGTACATCCCGTACGGGATCATGATCGGGGCGGCGTACAGCGGTGTCAGGGCCCAACTCATCCATGCCGTGAGCGGTGCGACGAGGGCCACGACGAGCAGCACGCGGGCGGTCACTGAGGCCTCGGTTCGGTCAGGCCCAGCATCTGGAGTAGCTCAATCAATTCGTCCCCGTCGCGGGCGTGGTCGGCGCAGACGAGCATCGCCTTGGCCTGCTCGTCGCTGCGATCCCCGCGGTCCGCTCGGTAGTGGATGGGGTCACGGTCCTTGCCGTTCACGAAGCCACCGGTTCGCCGTAGCCAGCCGCGCGGAGCAGTGGTGCGACGTCGCCGACTTCCATGCGCACCGGCGATGGGCTGTTGTTCGCCAAAGCCAGCACTGCGGCATGGCCGAAGGGTGGGATGACCAGCTGCGTCAGTTGTCCGAGGTCGAGCCAGCACCACCACCGCTCAGGACCGGCGTGGCCGCGGCGTTTGTGCACGATCAGCCGGACGTCGGCGCCGCAGTCCATCGCATCGAGCTCGTCGAACCACTTCCCGATCTGCTCCACGGCGCAGTCCTTCACCGACCACAGGATGAGCGGGGTGCCGGTGATGTCGCCTGGATCGGGACTGCTGCGGTCGGACGCCTGGAAGCCGGTACGGACCGCGCGCTCTGCGTGCGGGAAGCCGTTGGAGCGGAGCCAGCGGCAGAGATCCCTCTCTGCCTGAATGCCTCGGTTGCGGTTCGCGCGGCCGCGCTGGCTGGGTGTCTTCGCTGCTGCGGTCATTCGGCGCCTCCGGTCTGCAACGGGATGATCTTCTCGACGAACCAGGCCTCGTCGCGGGCGGGATCCCAGCCGTCGCCGTGGCAGCGGGTGCAGGTCTCCCGGTGCACGCTCGACCACCAGCCACCGCGGCCTCCGCAGAGCAGGCATTGGCCGGGCTGCGGCTCCCATTGGCCGGTTCCCCACGGCTTCATGGCGTCCACTCCTTCCCGGCGACGGCACCGGATTGCCGTCTGAGCGCCACGGTGGCGGGTGTAGACGTCTCAACGGTGGGTCGGTTCACCCCTGCCCACCGCCGACCGTCTCAGCGGCCAGTCGTGCCAGCACCTCGGGCTGCTCCAGCAGAGCCCACACCGCGCACGACGCAGCCTCCTCCGCGGTCGCGTTCGGATGGTCGAGATGGCGCAGAGCGTCAGCGACAGCCTCGACAGCCACCGCATGGGCGTTGGATGTCGGCACCGCGCACGAGTACGGGTGAACGGCGTCAGGGACGGTGGTGCAGTACATGCACCATCCCTCTACTGTCAGCGCCTCGCCACAACAACTGGAGCGCTTCCGGGGCCGGTGATCAACGGGAGCATGTGCGGCGTGTTCCGCCCCCGGGGCCACGACTAGGGCGGCAGCGGCCTGACCCCATACCGGTCGGGACTCGTCAAGGAACTGTTCGGCCCACAGGCGTGCGACCGGCGCCAGGCTCCATCCGGGCAGATCGAACACCTTGGCCACCCGGACCATCGCGGCGGAAGCCTGCTGCCTCAGGTCGGCGGATGGGTCGCGCGGCGGGTTCACTGCTCATCCCGAGCGTTGTTGATCATCAGGTCTGCGCAGTACCCGCAGACCCGGGCGGCAGGACCGACATGACAGGGGTTCATTACGCTCCTCCGCACTGCTCGCAATGCCCGGTCTTCCCGTGCGGACACGTCGCGGTCATGACGCCACCTCGGCGACCGGTTCCCACCAGTCGCATGCGCACTGGCCGCGGCCTTGCGGGGTGACGACTTCGGCCCAGCACTCCCCCGCGTCATGATCGTCCGCGGGATGAGTGCACCAACAGATCTCATCCATGCGGGTTCTCCTCGTCAGTGTTGAGCTCGGCCTCCATGCGCATCGCCAACAGGTCGAGATCGATGCCGACGCTGGGGTTGCGCAGTGGCCGCGCCCACGACATCGGATGACCACGATCGGGATGGGCGTGCTCGGCGAGGAACCGCTCCCGCTCCGCATGCCGACCGGACTCCGGTTCCGGCACCTCACCGAAGCGGGGGATGGGCAGCGATACGACCTCGGTGTGACCGCAGACGCAGCACTCCAGGCCGATCCTTGCGCGGCCGAGTACGCGGGTGGAGTTCCAGAACGGCCACCAGTTGTCGTGGGTGCGGCCGTAGGTGTAGATCACCCACGGCTGGGAGGTCTCGGCGGTCTCTTTCCAAGCGCTGCTCATGCGGCTTCCTTGGCTTCGGGGGTGCAGGGGATCGGATCAGTGAGATGCCAGCGCTGCCGGGCGGTCGCCCACCACGTGACGTCAGGGGTGCTGTCAGACCAGAGGACCGGCCGGAAAAAGCACTGGGTGCAGGTGGCCCTGCCCGGCGCTGGGTTCCGCACGCCGCACCCGAGCACAAACCGCTGGGGTGCGGCGTGCGGGCTTGGACGTCGGCGGGGGTGAGAGACCTCATGACGCCACCCCTGGCGCATCGGCTAGCGCGTCCAGGTAGGCCAGGCAGCGCTGCGCGTCCGGCGCCGTGCGGAAGTAGGCGAGCACGTGCATCACCGCTCCCCCGCCCGGAGGGCGTTCGACGGTGTAGAGGCAGATGGACTTGCGGCCGGGGAGGTTGCCGACGTGGATGTCGCCGTGTCGGGTGGACCAGCCGTGCCAGTCGGGCGCGCTCACCAGCCTTCGCCCTTCTCCCAGCCGTACAGCCCACACTTGCGGCACAGCTTGTTTTTCCATCCGGCGCGGGGTTGCAGACGTCGGCTTGCCTCCGCTGCCGCGTCCCCATATCCGGATGGGAGCGGGTGGTCGTGAAGCGGGCTCGGGCATTCCGTGCCGCGCGGGCCGGGTGTGTCGTCGCCGCCGCAGATGAAGATCACGCCGCTCATGCCGCACCGCCGGGCTGCTCACGCCTAGCAGCAAGATCAGCGGCCACGTCCGGGAGGAGATCGCCCAACCGCTCCGGGTCGCGCGCGTCCAACCGGTAAGAGCCGTCCACCCAGCCCGCGAACGCGAACGCGTCCTTGCAGAGAGCGCAGTGGGTGCGGCCGGGGACGATGAGCAGGAGAGGCTGGCCGCACTTAGCGCATGTCTGAGCGGCGTCGGGGGCGGTCATCGCGTCCTGCCCTGCGAGAGGTTCATGCAGCGGATGCACAGGGGCATACGCCGCGCCTTATCGATCTCGGTCTGGTTGCCGGTGCCCAGCCATGACTCGCCCCACTTCAGCTCGCGGCCACACAGGGCGTCGGGGTACGCGGGCCGGTTGATCCACGGCAGGACATGCGTGACACCGCCGCGCCGCAGGTAGACGAAATCAGCCCATGCAGCGATCCGGATCCGGTTGCCGTCGGCCGGGTGGACAGGGGTGGTCATGCTGCGTCTCCAAGATCGAATCGGGGGCTCATGCGGCACCGCCGGGCTGCTCACGCTTCGCAGCAGCCACGTCGGTCACGCCGCACCGTCGATCGCGAGGTCGTCAGTCCAAGCCAGCAGGTCTGACACGGGCCGGTCCACAGGCACCATCGCGGCGAGGGCGGCCACAGCGGCGACGAGGCGGGGCAGGTCGTCCTGCGCGCGGAGTGCGACGTCGCCGAACACGAGCTCGGGGTCGTGGCTGCGGACGTCGACAGCGATCTCGACGGCGTCTTTGACGGCTTGTGCGGCGACCCAGCGGGTTTGGTTGGCGGCCCAGCGTGGGGCGGCTGCGCGCACGGTGTCGGCGTGGTCGCAGAGGTGGGTGCTCTTCACGCCGCACCCCGCAGCTCGACAAGCGCTTCGACACGGGCGGGGTGGCAGCCTGACATCACGAGGCGGCGGCCGGATGAGGGGACGACACAGGCTGCGCCGATCTGCGCCTTGCAGTGTGGGCAGCGGACGGCGTTGCGGGCTTGGCGGGCGGTGGCGGGGTCGTTCACGATGCTTCCTCGGTGGCTGCGTGGCCCAGACGGGCCGGGTGTGGCTTGGAGATCCGGACACGCCCGCCCGCGCTGGAGCGGGTGCAGGGCTCGCCGGGACGGGCGGAGCAGTACGGGCAGGGCAGGGCGAAGGCGGAGCTACGGGCCTGCATCCCGTCGGCGGTCGGGGGTTGCCCGTTGACGTCGGCGGCGGAAGGGATGGCCTGGAAGGCGCCCGCGGTGAGCTCTGCGATGCGGCGCTGCCCGAGTTGGTTCGGGGGTGGCCCGGGCGGGAGCTGCGCGGGCGGCTCCTCCCCCGTCGCAGCCCACGCGTCGACGAGCGCGGCGACATGCCGGTCACGCTGGGACCGCAGCCACGCCGGGTACTCGGCATCCGAGACGTGCTCCGGGATGCGCGGCAGGTCAGCCTCGAACGTTTCGGCCGCCCGCTTGCGGATAGCCCGGATGCGGTCGGTGATCGCGGGGGCTTCGAGGCGGGGCCGGTCTGAGCCCTGGCCGTAGTGCTCCCGCGCCACACGGAACGCCGCATCCCACGTCCAGCCGAAATCGTTGGCCACGACGAGCCACGCGTCGACGTCGTTGCTGTCGCCCTTGCGCTTGTCGTGCAGCGCGCAGAAACCGAGCAGATCAGCCACCTGGTCGAAGGTCATGCTCATGCGGGGTTCCCCCTTTTGAGGTCCAGGAACGCCCTGGCGCGTTGGGTGCCGGTGCCTTCCGGCGGCTGAGCCACGGGCCGGTGGTGGCCGTTGCTGTCCACGACCCGCAGCGCGGGCACGTTGGCCGAGGCGTTCATGACCTCGTTCACCACGGCTGGCAGCGCGGATGGGTGCAGGCCCTTCGCCGACCAGACATCGAGCCCGGCGCGAATGTCCGACTCGTCGATGCCCTCAGCAAGCATCGCGGCGATCGCCTTCCCGGCTTGCCCGATCACGGTTCCCGGGGGGCGCTTGCGGCAACGCTCCACCCACTGGGCTACCAGGATCTGGCCGGGCGTCCGGTTGTCGGGCTGCGGCGATTCTTCGCCCGCCGTAGGCGGTTCTGTAGAAGTTGAGTTCTCGTCAACGGAAGAGACACCACTACCCCTACCCCCTCCCCTACCCCCGGGGGTTCCGTCGATCCCATCGGGCGAGCCATCCGCGGAAGGCATCGCCGGAAGGGTTCCCTGGAAGGGTTCCAGCGAAGGGTTCCCGGGATGGTTCTCCCAAGGGTCCTGAACCCTCTCCGAACCCTCCAGAACGGTTCCGTTCGTACCCCTCGGCGGAGGCGGAGGCGGGTCCAGCTCATCCGCGACCGCGTGCGGGTCAGGGTGAGAAAACGACTTGCCGCCACTCACCGTGTCCGGGCGTTTCGGCGGGAGCTTCCGCAGTTCCGCCGCGAGCGTCTTCCTGATCTTCTGGGAGTGAACTTGCTGAGCCTCCCGCAGCGCCGCCTTCAGCACGTTGGGTTGATCCGCCACTCCGTCGTTGCGGATCATGGTGCGGATCAGGAAGCTGAAGCCGTCGACAACAATCCAGTCCTGAGCAACCAGCTCCCCAAGCGACTTCTCGATCCGGTCGAGCGGCATCTCGGCGTTCTGCGCCCACAACTCGGGGCAGTAGCGGCCGACCCCTGCGTAGTTCACCGAGTCGTCGGTGAGGAGCACGCAGTACAGGAGCTTCGCCGGAGCCGAGGCGCCACGAAGACCGCGCCAGATCCCGAACTTCAGTCGGGCTTCGCTGCGGGCCATCAGCCCTTCGCTCCCTTTTGGTTGTTGCAGTGGGAGCAGAGGACTTGATAGTTCTCGTACGCGTTGGGTCCGCCCATCGCGAGCGAGATCCTGTGGTCGACCTGAAGGAATCGGGTCCGGCCATCGATGACGTCTCGATCTGCGACGCCGCAGTGAGCGCAGACGTGTATGCCAGCGTCGATCTCTGCGCGTAGCCGCCGCCTGCCGGGGCAATTGCTGAACTGGCGACGGAGGGCTTTGAGCTCCTCCCGCGGCAGCTGCGACACGCGGCGGCCTTCGGGAACGGGTAGCCCCTGCTCCATGCAGTCGGCGGCTAGAACGCTTCGCGGTAGGCCGAGCTTGCGGAACTCGATGGCGATGAGGCTGCGCAGCAGCGCGGAGGAGACTGCCTCGGCGTCGCGGATGGCGCGCTCCAAGACGTTGCCGCCGTTGCGTGCCTCGTCGCGGATGCAGTCCGGGATGAAGACCTCGCGGTGCCAGCGGTCAACGACGACAAAGCCGGTTCGATAGAGCGTCTCGACGGACTTCTCGACCGCGGGAGCCGTTGACTCATGCGACGTCATCCACAGCGTGGGATCAAGAATGCTGATGCCCGCGCGGTTCGTCGTGGGGATTGAGCGCATCGCGAAGTAGACGAGTTGGGCCTGCCTGTCCAGCTCGATGAAACGGGCATCGCTCCAGATGCCCGTGGAGATGACGGCGTAGCTGCGTTGCGGCATCAGGTGCCCACCTGACGGGCTGCCGTGCGGCATGAGGGGGGAGCTTGCACGGTCGGCCTCCTGTTCTGTCGTGCTGACGTTCTGACTGTTCAAGGTGGGACTTATGGCCTACACTGTGTGGCATAAGAGTGCCACACGTTGGTGGCCGAATCAAGGTGGCGGATCAGATGACACATGCTCTTGGCCTTGCCGAGTGGCCTACGCTCTACCCCGTGGGAGCGACGGAAGACGAGCGCGAGGTCAGGGCCGTAATGGGCCGACTGAAGCGCGCTGAGGCCCACGTCAAGGCCGTCCGTGCCGAGGCCGCGGAAGTCATCGCCGCCAAGGCTGCTCTCGGCAGGCGTCAAGTGGATCTCGTCCGCTGGTCCGGTTACACCCGCGAGCACATCCGCCGCATCGTCAGGGACGCGAACGGCGACGCGACGGAAGACACTGCCGCCGACTCGGCCTGATCCGGTGTCCGCCACACCAAAACATGATCGTGAGGAGCCGACGTGAGCGAGCCGGTATTTCCTGGACCCAAGCTTGACGTGCTGGTCACGGTCGACGGCTACGTCCAACTCCAGATCAGCCACGGCGACGGGCGGCAAGCCTCGACCATCAACCTGAACCCCGACCACGCAAAGTGGGTGGCGGAGCAGATCCGAGACGGCGCCCGACTCGCGGAGAAGCACCCGCGCTGGACTCCCTCCCCTGCTAGCCGAGAGGACGAGAGATAAGTGAGCGACAACTGGCAAGCCACCTACGGCGAACGCTTCCTCGCCCGCGCCATCCAGCGCCCGCAACCGGAGCCCATCTACGTCCCGCCAACCGACGAGCAGATCGCGCTGCTCCCCGAAGGTCAGCGCCGATTCGCCCTGACCGTGCGCGCTTGGCACTACGCGATGGCCGAGGCGGGCAAAACCCTCAGCGAAGCGTTCCGTCAGACGGCGCTGACCGCCCTCGTTTCGCCTGCTGCTGATCGGGAACACCGGGAGTAATCCCTCCAAAATCTGGGCGCTGGGGAGCGGCTCGGGGGTCAGGGGCCCGCAGGATTCGTCCATGCGGGCCCCTGACGCGTCTCATCCGTAGCTGCAGTTCATGTGCCAGCCGGGCGCCTTGCCCAGAGTCGGGAGTTCCATCAGCTCCATGAACGCGGCGAGCTTCTGGTCCCAGTCGTCAACCGCAATAAGCTTGATGGGGTCGATCAGCGTCGAACCCCAGTCGTACGCGCGCTGATGTGAAGCGTCGATGCGGACGAACCAGTGCGTCTCGCCTTCGCCGTAACCGTAGGTGTCGAGCGTGACGCCGTAGGAATCGTTCAGCCGCTGCTTCTCGTCCCGGTTCGACGACCAGGCTTTCCACTCGGGGGTTTCCCACTGCTCCTGCCGGAGACGCTTCTTCTCCTCGTAGGGCAGGTCGTAGGGGATCTCCGGGAGGTCGGGGAACGGCTCCTCGATCCACCCGAGCTTGCGCGCGAGGTGCTCGTCGGCCTCCTCGGAGTCGATCTCCCCGCCGTCCTCATCTTCACTCCGCAGCCATTCCGGTCGCAGGTCTTCCCAGTCAGGGCTGCCTGTCTCCATCGTGCCGAGGTCGTAGCCGTAGAACAGGTCGGCGCTGGGGCTCTGGCCCATCGTCTGGTCCTCTCGAAATCAGGTTTCGGGGGCTCGGGGTCAGGGGCGCTGTGGGAACGGGTTCAGCCGGATGACGTAGACGTCGGAGCCGTCGCATCCGAAGCGGGCGTAGCTCATCAGAACGGCGCCTGGTCTGAGTCGGCCGAACTCGTCCACGGATCTGATTCGGCAGGGGCGGAACGGCCGCCACCCTCCGAACCGGCCGAGACTTTCGTGACCTTGACCGTGGCGCTCTTCACGCTCACGCCGAACTCGTCGACCTCGAGCTCGACAACGGTCCGCTTCTGACCGTCGACCTCAAACGAACGCTGCTTGAGCCGCCCCGACACGAGGACGCGGGCGCCCTTCTGGAGGTCGGACTCGGCCAGATTCTCGGCGGGCTTCTTCCAAAGCGCGCACCTCATAAACAGCGTGTCACCGTCCTTCCATTCGCCGCTCTGCCGATCAAAGTTGCGCGGCGTGGAAGCGATTGTAAAATTGGCCACCGCAGCGCCGCTTGGGGTGAAACGCAACTCGGGCGGTGCGACCAAATTGCCGCATACGGTGATCAGAGTTTCGCCTGCCATGTCAGACTCCTGCCTTCTCAGAAAGCGCTTTGAGGGCGAGCCCCGTCACCGTCACGCCGTTCTCGGCGGTGTGCACCTCAGGCTCAGGGTCGATACCGAGTCGGACGCAGATGTCCGACAGGCCAGGCGCATCCGACAAGCGCAGGCCCAACACGCCGGCCGCGTATGGGCCGATCTCGCCGAGCCGGTAGTTCCACGGCTCCGGGTGCAGTCCGGCCTGGCGGAACGCCTTGACCAGCCATGCGCAGTCAGCGCGGCCGATGTTCGCCCCCGCGATGCACTGCCCGCGCAACACGTGATGCAGGCGCCGCGTCTCGGTGCCGTCGTCCTGCGGTTTCCCTGCGAGCCGGTCCAGGTAGCCGTTGATCCGCAGCGCATCCGGGTGGCCGTGCTTGCGCACCCAGCCCTCGTCGTGGAAAGGGATGAAAGATCCCCGTTCGTCCGTGTCGAGGTCCCACCACGCGATCTCGACTGCGATGTCCTGATCCGTGAGCCCAGTACTTTCACAATCCACCACGACCGTGCGCCGCTTCGGGGTCTCGCCGCTCATGCCGACACCCCCGCCAGGAACGCCGGAGAGAAGGCCAGGACAAACCGCTTCCAGTCCGGGTACCACTCCACCTGCGGCAACGTCTGGAAGATGTTCTCCCTCGCGCCGACGACGATGACCCGCTTGCCCGCGGCGAGAGCCATGCCCAGCTCGACATGACGCCCACCCGTTGTGGACGGCCCGTACTGCGTGAACACGATCACCGTGTCCGCAGCAAGCAGATCCGCCATGTCGTGCAGGGCGTACGGGGCGCAGCGCTCCGGGTCGGCGTTCATCACGTCCGGGGTGAGGCCATCCACCCCGATCTCACCGGAGACGTCGGTGTCGATCCACGACGAGGTGATCTCATGCCCGAACGCCGTGAGCACGTCGCGGACACCGAGCATTTCCTGCTGGGCACTGAAACGGGCAGCAAGGTAGATCTTCATGCCGCGTCCCCGATCCCGTGTCCCTGCGGGTTGGCCTTCCAGTCCCGGGCCGACACCACCGCCCACCGTTCGGTCACCGCGTCCGCGAGCTCGAAGCCGTAGAACGAGGCGACGTCGCAGAGCTTGATGAACACGTCCGCGGTTTCCTTGCGGAGTTCCGCATCCCATTCGGCGCGGGTGCCGCGGATGCCCTGACTGCGCTTCACCGCTGCCCGCATGACCTCGCCGACCTCTTCGGCGAGACCGCCGACGGTGGCCAGCTCATTGCCGTGCCCGAAGTTGTGTTCCACCCAGGCGTTGACTTCGCCCTGTAGATCTCGAATGTCGGTCATGCCGCTTTCCTTTCAAGAGGGGTGGTCCCGCCATCGGCGGTGAGGTAGTGCCAGCCCCGATTCGCGAGCCACACGGGCACGTCGGCGGGGTCGGCGTAGGCAGACACCGACCAGCCGCGTTCTTTCGCGAGGGCCGGGTTGATCGTGATCAGGCCATGGCATCCGGTGCTTCCGGTGCCGCAGCAGTGCAGGCCGTTCGCTGCGTCCCAGGCGCCGCCCTGGCCTTTGTTCTTGCGGTGGTGCCAGTTCGTAGCCGGGGCACGACCGCACACTTCGCAGCGGCCCTCTGAGCGTGCGGCTACAAGGGCGCGGGCTCGAGCTTCGGCGGGGTCACGCTTCGCAGGCTTCGGCTTTGGCTTCGCAGCTGCGCGCGAAAGTTCAGCCCCTCGTCTCAGCGCCCCGGTTGCCTTGAGACGAGAGGAGCGGGGCTTGAAACCCTTGCCGCGAGAGATGCTGGAGCGCTTCATGACGACTCCCCCGGAGTAGACTCGTCAGCAGCATCCGAGGGGGCGCAGGCCGGGCAGGTATCCCGGCGGTGGCCGTCCTCGTCGCGCTCAGTCCGCCATCCACGCCGAGCGCGCACTGCGGCAGGGTGATCCGCCGTGTAGACCCAGTGTCCGCACTGGTCGCAGTGAACGGTGACGATCGTCGTGAGGCTCACGGCGTCGCCCCCGAACCGGCAAGGCTGGTCTCAGCCCGCAGTGCAGCCCCGAGTGAGCGGCCCACGTCGACCCGCAACTTCACGGACTCGATCTGCCTGCGCAGCCCCCGCACCGTCGCTTCCGCGAGCTCCGCGGCAAGACGCTGCGCGTGGGTGGATTCGATGCTGACGTGCTTGCGGATGTCCATCGCACCCTCGGCCCTGAGGAACGCCTTGGACAGGGCGAGCGTGTAGTCCTCGCGGGCGTTGACAGCCGTGATCTCAGCCCGGCCGATCTCCTGCACGAGTTCGTCGAGCTGTCGGGAGAGCTTCGCCAGTTGGGCGGCGACGTCGTTGGACGTGATCGTCACGGCTGCGCACCATTCGTGGCCGCCGACAGAGCCCGGCCGCGGGAGACGACCAGCGCCTCCAGGACGGTCGGGTTGCCCTGCCCGTCGGTCACGGGGGCGTTGCCGAGGCCCGCGGTCTTCACGGTGGCCAGCAGGTCCCGCAAGGTGGCAACGGTGGCGTCCGGGTCGAGCGCGTCAGCCCGGTAGGCCAGCGGCCCGGCGACCTCTTCGCCGTCGGCCAGCCAGTCCCGGATCGTGACTGCCAACTCTTCGCCCGGCTTCACGATCACCGCGCCGTTGAGCATCGGGATACGGGTCTTCGACACCGACAGCGTGTTCTCGTGGTCCAGGTCGCCCACCAGGTCGAACTCGTACTCCAGACCCTCGCGCTGCTGCGGCTTCATGCCGACCTTCACCGGCTTGGACTTGCCGCGGTCGTCCTTCTCGATGACGTACTCGGTCTTCACCCGCAGCGTCGCGATGACGTGGCCGGGGTAGGAGACGATGGCGTCGACCATGCGGCGCTCGACCGGCGCCATCTCCTTCCACCCGGAGGAGTACGAGGAGTTGGAGCGCGACGCCGCGGTGCGCTTGTCGACCTGCTCCAACATGCCGTCGACACCCATCCAGTAGTGGCTCCAGGAGTCGATGAGGACCGCCGGGAACCCCGCGCCCGCAGCAACGCCGAGCGCCTCAATGAGGGCGTCAGGCGCGAAGGACTGGGGGCTGGCGTGCTTGAACCGCCACCCGTTCTCTCCCGCGTACTTGGCGGCCGAACCGCGCTCGGTGTCGATGACGGCGAGCTGCCCGCCTTCGGCCTGCGCGAGGTAGCAGCCCAGCAGGAGACCCGTCCAGGTCTTGCCTGAGCCGGAAGGACCGGCCAGAGCGATGCGCGCCTTGGCCGCTCGCTTCGTGGCGTCTTCGAACAGGATCGTGCTCACGCTGCGTCCTTCGGCTTATCGGTTCGGGTCGCGAGGATGACGAGAGGGATCGGGTCCTGGCCCTCTTCAGGCCGACAATGTGGGCAGCGCACACGGCCCACTGCGGGGCCGGTGACGATGCGAACCAAACCCACAGGGCGGCCGTCGCAGAGCGCGCAAAATCCGGGGGCAGACCAGCGGATCGCTACGGACTGGTAGCGGTCGATCGGGACGGAGCGGAGATGGCGGGTCATGACGCCTCGCTCTCGGCGGCTGGGAGGACGGGCTGCCCGTCCCACGTGATCACCCGGGCATCGACCAGGCGAGTGATCGCCGCGGCGGCGTTCTTGTCCGGCACTACCCGCAACACCCCGCCAGGGCGAACCCGCGTGATACCCGGAGCGGCTGCCTCGCCGGTGGCCTTGGACTGCTCCACCGCGGCGGCGATGGCCTCCCGTGTCACCTGCTCCTCAGAGCAGGTCAGGTGCGGGGCGTGCTCGTGCAGGACAACGAACACCTCGTCGAGCTGATCCACCTCATGCCAACCAATGCCGGGAAGCAGGACGAACGCCACCGCCGTCACACACCCCGGGAACGTGGCCAGGTGCGCGCGCAGGGCGGACTCGTCGGTCACCCTCCACTCAGGCGCCGGGTCTGTGCGTTGGACATATCCGAGGGCGGCGTCGTCGACGGGGCTGCGGAACGTCTGCTTCGACCCCGCGATGTAGCCGACGCCGATGATGGCCTTGGCCTTGTCCTGCTCAGCCTTGATGCGTTGGGCAAGGGAGGCCAGGACGAGGGCGCGGATCTCCGGGGCGAGCGGAGCGGGGGCGGTCACTTGTCGACCTCCGCGACGATCCGCCGCACCGTGCCCGAACCGTCGACAATCCAACTGATCAGGAACGCCACCAGGTAGCTCGCCCAGTACCCGAGCGGGACGATGGGCCAGCCGTAGTCGTGCAGGAACGCTGTCAGCCACATGACCGGCAGCGCCAGCAGCAGGCAGTAGGCCAGGCCGAGAACGATCTCCAGTACAGCCTTCATCACGCGCTCGCCTTCTCGTCGATGTCGTGCAGCAAGCCGGGCATGGGTCCGTAACGGAGGTCAGCCCAGTCGGCCTGCTCCCGTCGGATGGCCGGGTCGTGAAAAGTCAGCAGCCAGGCCCCGCGGAAAGACCGGTCAGAACGCATCGACCAGGCGCGGGCCTTCTCGGCGTCGCGGAAGGCGTTGCGGAACTCCAACTCCACCGACCAGTCATCCGAGCCATCACACTTCGGGCAGCTTTGAGGTCCGGCGCAGCCGCAGCGCAGCCCCGAATAGGAGTGACCCCAACCCTGCGGCTCGTAACGGGAGCCGTACACGGGCAACGGCTCGTCGTCGTAACGGAGGTCGCTCACCACTTCCCCCTTCTCAACGGGGTGGGCAGGTACGGCTGGAAGGGATGAGGCTCAGCGGCATACAAATCCGCCAACGTGTCGCCGACGTGAGATGTGCAGCTGCGGGTGTCCGGTCCGACCTGCCACGTTGCGGGCGCTTCGCAGATGACGCAGGAAGACGCCGAGAAGATCGAAACCGGCGCGACAGGCGTGGCGGTCATGTCTGGTCTCCCCCGTCCCCAGAAGAGAGACGGGCGGCAGAGACGCGCTCACCCTCATTGACCTGGCGTTGTAGTACGCGGTTCGCGGCGGCGAGGGCCGTCTTGTCGCAGAGCTTCTGCAAGCGATCACGGTCGGAGCGGAGCTGCTCAACCTCGCCCAGCGCGTCGGCCACGAGAGCGGCAGTCGCTCCCGAGAGGGTGACGCTGCCGTCAGTGGCACTGACGAGGCGGAGCAGGGCGCGCGTCTTCTCTAGGTCGGTGCGCTCAGTCATTGCGGGTCCCCCGCTCCGACGTGGAAGCCGGGACGGAGGGCGCATCAAACGTGTCCCGCCACCGCGAAGTCGCCTCGTCAAGCCACGGGACGGACATCGCCTGAACGGCAGCCAGGGCCAACGTTGCGTGCACCTGGGCGCGCAGGAGGAGCGCGGGTTCTTCGTCGGCGGGAAGATCCCTGGTGCCAATGTCGCGAGCGGTGTTGCCAAGAATCCGCTCGGCCTCGCGGTAGTGCTGCGCGGCGTTCACTTGCCTCGCCCCGATCCAATAGAGAAGGCCGCGACGATCAGCGCAACCCCGATGTAAGGGGCAAGGGAGAGCCCGACCATCGGCCACGTCGTGTCCTGCGACGGGCCGGTGCTCTCGCCGCACGCAGCGCAGAAGGTGAGGACCAAGAGCGCCGCAGCGAGTAGGCGAGTGGTCATGATTCGTGCTCCCAATCCTCGGAGGCGGGCAGCGCGATAGATGCCCAGAAGTCGACGGGGATTCCCCCGGCCTGCATGTGGTTCGCGGCGTAACGGGCGCAGATGATCGCGACCTTCTCCGGTCGCACACCCTGGTCGTCGGCAGCGGCTTGAAGCGCCGCCAAAGCGTCGGACGTGGCCGTGTTCGTCTCGCGGGACATGTGCCGTACCAGGGCGATCGCTGTGCGGATTTCGGCGTGAGTGCCGACGGGGGGCTGTGTCATGAGGCCACGTCCTCAACCCGCAGGTGGTTGTGCAGCCACTCCAAGCCCTTGACCGTCACCCGGATCTGCGGCGGATCAAAGATCAGCTCAGCGGTACGCGGGTGGTAGTGGGACTGCGGAAGCTCCATCAGCCGACCTGACTCGATCGCGGTCTGGTAGGCGCGCCACCGCTGGTCGGCGCGGCCCCGGAAGATCCAGCCGAGATCCGACAGAACGGTGAACAGGCGCCGCTCCCCGATCTTGATGTTGGGGTCGCGAGACAGCAGCTTCGCCGCGTCAGCCACGGACAAGTCACCGGCAGCAGTAGCGAGGGTGTTCCACGACTCGGCCGCCGGAGCCAGTGCCTTGACCTGCGCCTTAGCGGCGACCAATTCACGGGCGGTGTTGCCCAGGATCTCGACGACAGCGAGGACGCCCTCAGGGGTGGAGATGTCCGGGACCGCGACGGATGCAGCCGCGACGGCGGCGACTTCGCCACGGCGGTAGCGGGGCAGCAGGTCGGACGTCACCCAGCGCTTGAACTCCCGCGCTTCAGGCTTCGGCGACTGGAACACCAGGTCGTAGAGGCCGGACTCGTTGACGACCGTGACCTCTTGGACCTGCGGAGCGATACCCCGGAAGTACTGCGGAGTATCTGACCTGCGCAGACGGCGGACGTCCCGATCATCGACCCGGCGCAGCGCCGACGTGGTGTCCTTGAGGGCGCAGATCGCACAGACGTCGACCGCTAGGAACCACGGCTCGCCGTCCAGGATGAGGGTCCGGACCTCGTGGTCGCGGAAGGTGAACAGTTCGATCTCGCTCATCGGGTCGCCTCCGCGTTCTTGCTGGCCAGCGCGAACTCAGCAAGCCGTTGGATCGCGTCAGCAGCCGCGTACATCGACTTCACGGTGTCGTAGGCCATGTCGGCCGCACGGCTGTCGCGTTGGCCATCGGCCCACCGCTCCCGCGTCCGCGCCTTCTTTCGGAGTTCACTGGCGGCGTCGGCTACGCATCGGATGGCGAACGCGTCCAAGTCGACGTCACGGAGCGCTTCGGGCGGTGATCCGGGGTTCGGGTTGCCCTCTCCGGGGCGGATGAGCTCGCTCACACCGCACCGCCGCGCAGGATCGCCAGAGCCGACTCAGGCCAGTACGTGCCCGCGTCCCACGCGTCGTCCGCGGTCTCGTACCGCCAGCACTCCTCTACCTCTCCGTCAACGAGCAGGCCAGGAGCGGCCCAGACGGAGGCGAGGAAGACGTAGGTGTCGTCGGCCGGGACCGGTTCGCCATCGGCGAGGATCGGACCGCCGGTCGAACCCCAGTCCGACATCAGCCCGGCGTCGGCGTCGGTTATGCCGCGCTCGACGATGCGGCGGGCGGCGTCGTCCCAGTCGAACACACGCATGCGGGCGTGCTGGTTGGCCTCCGCGCGGACGAACGCGGCCATGGTGCCGATGTCGGCAGGAAGGTTGTTCATCAGAAGCTGTCCTCATCTGAGTTGGCGCGGAGCATCGCGCTGGTCATGCCGCCGGTGACGTCACGGCGGGCCTGGAAGTTGATGGCGCCGATGGCGCGGTCGACCTGAGCGGCCCACCCATGGCCAACGGAGCCACAAGAACAGCGGCACGTGGCCGGGTGGGAGGTGGCGAGACGGCAGCTCGCGTCGTCGCAGATGTCCGGCAGGACCGTGGTGTCCTGGGTAAGTACGCTGGTCAACGTGACCCTTCCGTAGCGGTTGGTGTTGCCGCGGATCCCCGTCGTGTCTTGGCGGATGAGGCGGGGATCCGTGCTTGTTTCTGTCGCCACAGAATAGGCCCGAACGGGCCGGTTGCGCAAGTTGATCCGGCGTGTTTCTGTCGCTACACTTATGGCCATGGCCGTAGCGACAGGACATTGCCCTGACCAGGGCGAACCGTCTACGGTCGCGACCATGGTGGGGCGGCCGAAGACAGGAGTCACCTTCATCGCCCGCGTCCGCATCCCGAAACCGGAGTGGGACGCGATGGAGGCGGACGCCGAAGTCATTGGGCCCGACCGATCCAAGCTGATCAACGAGTTCGTCGACATGATCCGACGCGACCCCATCGCCTGGCGCGACGCCCGACGGGTCGCCACAGCACGCGGCGAGACCATCGTCGGCGTCGTCCTCAAGGCCCTGCGCTCGTACGTCGCCCGCAACCGTGAGCTGCTCATGCCGCCACCAACGGAGACCCGGCCGCCCGAGCAAGCCGCTCCCGAACTGCCCTCGTCCTGAGCAGCTCTTGCTCGTACGCAATCGCCACCGCGTGCGCCCGATCCGTCGCACCGATCTGGCGCAACGTGCGCGCGACGTGACCCTTCACGGTGGCGAACGCGACGCCCAGATGGGCCGCGATCTGCTCATTCGTCCAGCCCTGCGCCACCCCGCACAGCACGTCGCACTGCCGAGATGTCAGCCCGAGAGCACGCGCTACCTGCTCGTCAACCCATCGCTCTCTTCCCTTTCCCTCTTCTTCTGGGGGGCGGGAACCGTCGGCGCTCACGACGCCACCGCCCGACGATCGCGTTCACGCTGCGTCCGAGCAGTCGTGCACGGCACGCACCGGCACGAATAGTTGACATACGTGGAGTAGTCGCCGTGACGGACGTAAGCGCCCGGAGCGACAAGGCGGCCACCGACCATCACCCGCGCGGCGCGCCTCTTGCGCTTGGCCTCACCCTGGTAGGCGTTGGCCGCCGCCCGGCACATGCCACAGCGGCATCTGTAGTTCACATAGGTGGAGTAGCTGCCGTGTTTCACAACCGACCCCTGTAATCGACGTGGACGTCATCGACAGGCAGCCGCGGGTTCCCCCACGACGTCGACGGCCGCGGCGGAGGACCCCCAAGAGTCGTGAGCCGAGCCCGGTCCGCCACATCGGCCCGCAACCGTTCGATCTCTTTGCCCCGCCGGTCGTACTCGGCCATGACCGCTTGCGCGTCTACTCCGAGTGGTGACTGCTCACTGGCGAGGATGCGGAGCGCGTTCTCGTGGGCTCGCAGGAAACCGGCGGCCTGCTCGTCGGCGGTCACGCGGCCACCTCGAGCTCGACAACCTCAGCGCCGGTGGCGCGGGTTCCCCAGTTGGTGGAGCGCAGCGTGCACAGCGACCAGATCCGCAGCGGCAGCAACACGAGGACGTGCAACATCCCGTACAAGGGGGCGAGCAGGAACACCGCCAACTGCTGGACGCGGGGATAGTCGGGGCGGCGCACCGAGAACACGTGGACGGATCGGGCGTAGCCACCCAACGTGACCCACACGAGGTAGTCCACGACATGCACCTCGCCGGTGATGGCGGGCAACACGAACAGGGTGAAGAACAGTCCACCGGTGAAGCCTGCCCACGACACGGTCTCCACCAATGCAAGCCACCAGGCGGGACGACGCGGGGACAGATGAGTCAGCGACCACAGGGACTCGCGGAAGAACGACCGGCCCCAGCGAATCTGTTGACGGATCAGATGCCCGCCCTTCTCCGGGACGGCGGTGCGCGCGACCGCCGAGTGGGCGAGCACAACCCGCCCGTGCAGCAGCGACAGGTTGGTGAGGTGGCGGTCGTCGCCGTACGTGGCGGGCTGGCCCAGGAAGGTTTGCCCCAGGAAGTCCTCGAGGTGAGCCTTGACGATGTCGGCCCGCCAAAACGCCAACGACCCGCACACGCACAGCACCGCACCCAACCTCGAGTAGGCGGCCCGCTCGTACAGGAACGCGTTCACATACCGCAGGTCCAACAGCCGCGGCAGCAGCCCGGAAGCATGGTTGAGCGCGACAACGGTTCCGGTGACAGCGGCGGTACGCGGGTCGGTGAACGGCGCCAACCCCTCCCGGATCGCGCCGGGCTCGAGCACGGTGTCGGAGTCGACACACACGAACACATCCACCAGGTCGGCGAGCTCGGCGAACGCCCGCCCCATCGCGGCCCGCTTGCCCGCGTTGTGCTGCCACACCACCGTCGCCCCTCGAACCCTCGAGGCCCAATCGGTGGCGACCCCATAGGCAGCGGGATCAGTGGAACCGTCATCGACGATCCGCACGAACACGGGCTGATGCGTTTGACGACCGATCGACTTGAGGCAGCGGGCCAGCGTGGCGGGATCCTCGTTGAAGATCGGCACCACCACGCACACCCGCGTCGTCGACAGCGCGGGCGACCACTGCTGCGGCGGCGCCAGTGACAGCCCCAGCTTCACCGCCAGCAGCACACCCACCGTTGCGCCATAAACGCCCCACACGTGGGCGCTGTGCGCCAGCCACACGACGGCCACTGAGGTGATGAGGGTGGCGACGGCGAGGGTTGCGGCAGGGTTGGGGCGGGTGGTGATCTCGACCAGCCGCAACCGGTGACGGCCGCTCACGTCTCGCCCCCTGCGCAGTCCATGTCGCATTCGTCGTCGGAATGCCAGACGGCGCAGTCCGCACGATGAATCGGGCCTGGGGTGTCGTCGTCCTCGACGGCCAGGGCGGTCATGACACACCGCCCGTGCTGTAGCCGTCCACCGCGTCGACCAGGGCCTGCAAGGTGGGGTCGTCGAGGGCGTCGAGCCTGCGGGCGGTCGTCGTCACATACACCGCTGCGGCGTCCGCTATGGGGCGCAGCTGCTGCACCTCACGCGCTAGCAGGTAGGCGGAACTACCCGGTCGGGCCTGGGTCAGGCCGTAATGCAGGGCAGCCTCAAGAGGAGTGGTCACGACGCCACCGCCTTGGTGGGCCTCACGTACCAGGTGCGGTCGTTCTCCGCGAGCGCCCAGCCGTCACCGGCGGGGCGCATGCGAACGCCCTGGAGGTAGACGGTGTCGCCCTCCATGGTGGCGTCGACGGGCACAAACCCGGGCCAGCGACTCCCAACCCTGATGAAGATGGCGGCGTAGGCATGGGCGCGTTCCAGAGCGGTCATGAGGTCACCGCGTCGAGCTCGAGCCCCGTGATCTCGCGCGCCTCACCCAAAGTGGGACGCCGGGTATCAGCGTGGACACCGACGGATTCCGCCCACACCGACGACAGCGACAGGCACACCCGCATGTCGCAGCACAACCGGTAGTGCGGCTCCACGTCCCAACCGTCAGAGCCGTCGACGGCGACGATGGCCTCGATCAGCCAGGCGATAGGCCGGTCGCCGCATACCCAGCAGGTGGCGACGCGAGGTGCGATACGGCGCCAGAGGCGCAGGAGGGCGCTCATGCCGACACCGCGCTCTTCCGGGCGTTACGCCGCTTCAAGGACCGTCGCTCGTCTTCGCTCAGGCCGCCGAAGACGCCCGCGTCGAGACCGTTCGCCATCGCGTAGTCAAGACATTCGCTGACCACCGGGCACCGAGCACAGACCGCCTTGGCGTCGGCGAGCTCCAAGAGAGCGGGCCCGGACGTCCCCACTGGGAAGAAGCGGTCCGGGTAGACCTCGCCACGACATGCCGCGCGGTGGCGCCAGTCGTCACCTCCGCCGCTCCGGCGCTCCCCCGCAGGCTGCTTGGCGACCTTCCCGGCCCGGCGATCCTTGGCGCAGTCCACGGAGCAGGTGATCTGCGGCGCCCACTTCGACGGGGAACAGGAACGCGGCCGGTAGAAACGGTCCCCGCAGGCGGGGCAGGTTTTGAACTCGGCGAAGAAGTCGGCCATCACGATCCGACCTCGACAGGCACCGGGTCGACAAAACGGACCGGCTTACCCAGGGTTGCCGCATACGACACTTCCAGCAGCGACCACCGACCCAGGGTTCCGTCCGGGCGGGGGACCACCACGATCTCATCCGCCGTAGCCAGGTAGGGCTTGTAAGCCTCCACCGCAGCGGGCTCGTCTGTGTCGGCAGCGAAACGGGGGATGGCGATGACGTCGCGGCCCGCCCTGGTCTCAGCGGCGGCGACAGCGTGAAGCAGCCCCGGGTGAAACAGCGACCCGATGATCGCCACCTTTACCCGCCGGTCCCCGTCCAGAACCCGACGCACCGCGTGAATCGCCCAGACAAACGGGGCATCCAGGGTTTGCACCTCGACGCTCAGATCGTCGAACGCGATGAGGCTGCGATGTTCCGGACGGTCCACGGTGGTCGCCAAGGACCAGGCGTCGTGAACATCCTCCAACGTGGTCGCGGCACCCTTTGTCAGGACGAGGAGGGCGTACAGCCGCCCCATCTCACCGGGGAGGGGCGAATGGCCGTGCCGTGTCAGTTCCTCGTTGAGGAGGTCAACAACCCGGTCGACGTAGTTGGTTTCGGTGGCGGTCACGACGAGGTCTCCTTGACGAGGCGGGGGCGATAGGACGGGAGAGCGGTGGTGCGCTCCACGCCGTCATGGCCGGGTGAGGGCTGGTGGTGACGCCCGCTGTCCGGCAGGGAAAGGACGGGCGCGGGAGTGCGAATCACCTGCTGCTCGACGCTCGGGCGCACGGGAGGGGCGGGCAGGGGCCAGACCGACGGAGAACGGTTGCCCAGGTCCGGGGCGAGCGGTGCCGAGACGGGCGTGGGCATGGGTTGGAACACCTGCGGCCCAGCGGCGTCGACAGCGGGCGGGGAGAACTCGCCCGTTGCCACCCGTTCCGCCATCTCCTGACGGGTCGACTGCACGGGATGGGCCCGGGTGGCGCTCTCCGCGGTCGCGACCCGACGCACTTCGGCTTCGGTGAGCGCGGCGGTGACGGACTCGGCGCGACCCGAACGGCGCCCGGCCCAGTGGCCCAGAGCGAAGAAGACGGCGAGGACCACACCCGCCACGGTGAGCAGGATTGTCAAGGCTGGGTCGGTGTTGAGGGGGGTGATGAGGTCGTTCACGAAACGTCTCCAGGTGAAGGCGGGGTTTCCCCGCCGAGATGGGGGGCGGCGGCGGCACGCAGGGCCGCGAGAGAACCCGGCGCCAGCCGCAGCACAAGGTGCGTGGTGCCGTCCTGGTCACCGATAGAGACGGTGTGACGGCCATCCCCGCGGGCGGCGATACGGACCGGGTGGGAGGCGAAATCAGCGGTGACGTAGATGGTGCAATCGGTGATCGTCGGCGGGGCGGTCACGGCGTCGCCTCGGGGGCGTCAGTCCACGGGCCAGTGCGGATCTCGCGGCGGACGGCCACACCGGAATCGGTCGGGTCCGCCGCTACGACGCGCGCCGCCTCCTCGTCCTCGTAGTAGTCGTCGACGTCGTCTTCGCGATAGCGGACACCCCACTCGACGCGCACCTGGCCCGCGTCCAACTCGGCGACCCGGGAGCGGAGGTAGGCCAGCTCCTGTCGCATGCCCACCACGCCGAGGTAGCCGAGGAACGAGCGGGCGATGTGTTCGGAGTCGGCTACGCCGCCGTTCATCAGGTTGCGAAGGTGCCGGGCCAGCGCCCCCACCTCGACGTCGGCGGGCTGCGACGGTGCGTCGCGGTGTGCGGCAGTCAGCCACACCGCGTCAGCAGGCAGCTCACGGATGATCGCCCAGCCGTCACCGTCGGCCGACCACGCCAGCGGGACAGTGGCGACGGTGGCGTCGATGAGGCCGTGCTGGGAGTGCTCATCACCGGCGGCGGCGTTGAGGTGCTCGGCCAGCGACGGGGACCAATAAAGAACCGGCGGCAGGGTCATGTCCGGTCCTCGACGGGAACCAGACGCCACGACGCCGCGCTCACGGAGGGGCCACCGTCGGGCGTGTAGCTGACGCTGAGCACATCTCCGTCAATGGACCACCCGAAGTAGCCCATGACGTCGTCGCCGTCGTTGTAGTCGGAGCTGGCGTCTTCTCCGTACTCGGAGAGGATCGCGAGCATCTGCTGCGCGTTCACGAGACACCCCCGATGGTGTTGAACGCGCAACCGGGGTTGTGCGGGCTGCCGTAAGGGGCTCCGCAGCTGATGCAGGTAATGGCGGACAGGAGCCGCAGCAGGCGCCTCATGCCACCACCGCCACGTGTGCCGGGTTGGTGCAGCCCCGGACGGAGCAGGCGGAGAAGGTGCCGACCCAGGTGCAGCGGGGCAGGGCGTCCAACGCCTGCTGACGGTCCAGTTCCGCGAGAGCACCGGACGCGGTGAACGCGCGCGCCTTCGGCAGGGACACCTCACCGCGGAGCTCGCGGCCGGTGGGCGTGTGCCGCACCGTCCATGTGGAGCCCGCGTTCTCGGCGCGGAAGTACAGCCACACGCCATCGGCGGAGCGGCAGGAGGCGATCTCCTCACGCTGCTTGCGGAGGTCGATCAGGGTCATGATCGTGGTCTGGTCGATGTCGGTGAGACCGACTCGGGGGGCCGCCGCAGTGAAGCGGGGGCGGGTGGGGCAGGCCGTTTGGTGCATGACGCAATCAGAGCATAAGTCTGCGCATATTGCTAGTGATTCTTGCGCGTGTTGCGCAACTGAGATCCACTCTTACCTGTAGACGTGCAGCGCGTCCCACGGTTGCCTGGACAGCGAAGAACCCCCGCTGCCTGTGCACCTCAGGCGGCGGGGGTTCGTGGCACCCGACAGACCCCGGAGGGGGCCGGACCTGTCGGGGGGTTCTATGTCATGGTGGGCGGTGGCAGCGACGTCCCCAGTCCATGTCGGGCCTAACCGTCCTTCGGCCCTCCCGCAAAATGCCACCCTCACCGGGCGAGCGGCCCACCATGACAAGCTCTTAGGCGATCCGGCTCAGCCGGGGCACAGCGATCGGACCAGGCGCCCGGTTCCACAGCCACGGCGCCCAACGCCGCCGGAACGCCTCCCGCCCGACGGCATCATCATCGCCCGGCAGGTCAGCCGCCTCCCTGAGAAGGAGAGCCGCTACGGCTTGATCGTGCGGGTCGAACACGATGGACCTGATAGGTAGGGTCGACATAACTCGGTCATCTTTCGTGAGGTTGGACATGATGGGGCCGAGCGCGGAACCGGTAACTGCCGCGCTCAGCACGCAGGATGGCGTTCTCCGCGGCCAGGTAGGCAGTCAACTGCCGCTCATCCTCCAACGCGCGCTCGGTGGCGCACAGCCCCACGTGCAGCCGGCGCATCCGCGCCCGCAGCCACGCTTCCGCCTCGTCGTAGGTCAGGGTCAACTCGGTGGCCGTCATCGGGGAAGCTCCGCCGCACGACGGTCAAGGTAGGGCCGGGTGCGGGGGACCGGGTCCGGACACTCACCGGATGACCGGTTCGCAGCCAGGTGCCGGACACGTTCCCGTTCCAGTTCGGCCGCGTGCACGGCGTCCAGGGCCGCGGTCAGCCGGTCCCGGTCGCGGCGAACCTCCTCTAACTGGGCGGCCCACAACTGTTCGGCCCGACCGAACGCGCGGATGCGTTCGTGTAGTTCGAGGATGTAGAGCCGGACGGCTTCCACGTGCGGCACCCGGACGGGGCGGATGGCAGGCCCGGCGAGGAGTTCCAGGTGATGTTCGAGTTGGCGGACGGCGAGCTCATCAGACACGGGCAAGCTCCTCCTTCCACAACGCGAAGTGCTCGGCCTCGGTCAAGACCTGGTCCGCGTGGCCGATGACGGCGCCCACAACCCGGCCGATGACGGCGGCGATAACGAGCCATCCGGCGCCGATCCATACGAGCACGGTCACAGCCACGCTCCTTGAAGGCCGGCCAGGATGATGCGGGTGAACAGGTCAGGGCCAACGGCGTTGCGGTGCGCCGGCATGCGGGTCAGGGTGGCCGGGCCGCGCAAGGGGAGGGCGCGGTGGCGGGGCAGGCGGGCTTTACGGTGTCGTCCGCTGCGGGGTCTAGGCTGCGGGAGACTCATGATTCGGGCAGGCCGCCTTTCCGTGGGTTACTGATGCGGGGCTCTCTGTGATGTCGGGGGGTCCCGCATCACCACGTTCGCACACCTATGCGGCTGCGTTAACTTCTGGCTGCGCGCAGGTGAACACTCTGCGTAACACTTCGATCTGTTCCGGGGTGGGGTCGGGGGCGTCGTCGGCGAGAGCTCTGGCGTGGGCCGCAAGATCAGGACCTAGCGCGGCCGCGGACTCGGCGACGGTCGGGAGCCGGGTGTTCATGCGGCGCGGTTTTCGGTGCGCGATTCGGCGGCTGCGCGTTCGGCGCAGACGGGGCAGCCGGCGACGGTGACAAGATCGTCGATGGTGAGCGGGCGCCCGTCGATGAGGATGCCGAGCCGGTTGGCGGCGGCGACGAACCGGTGAGCCATCTCGACGGAGACGTAGGTGCTGTTGCCGGTGTCGGAGCGGACGACGGTGGAGATGTGGCAGCCGACCTCTGTGGCGAAGCGTTTCTGGCTGATCCCCGCTGCTCGGCGGGCGTCGCGCAGCTTCTCGCGGTGGTAGGTGGCGCCGATCATCGGGCGGTCGCCGTCTCAAGATGATCCATGCGCAAATTAGAGCACACTCTTGCGCATGTTGCGCAGAAGTGTTGCGCAATAGTGGCGATCATGTGCGCTACCTGCGACTCTGCCTCCCGTGACGGGGCAAATCGAACGAGTGATCATCGATCCAGGCGCGCTAGGTAAGCAGAGTCCTGCGTATTCTTCCGCCGTGAAGTGGACCGCGGAGGAGATCCGCAGCCGACGCCGCGCCAAAGACTGGTCGCAAGACGACCTCGCTCAAGCGCTCGGCGTCCACAAGAGGTCGGTCACCAACTGGGAGTCGGGCGCGTCCAAGCCGCAGGCCGGGAACATCGACGCGCTGGAGCACGCGCTCGGGGACGCGCCGGTCCCGGAGGTGACTTTGTCGGGCGCGTCGAACCTGCAATTCGTGTCCGAGCTTGCGCGAAGACTGGAAGCGGGCGGGCTGGACGACAGCCTCAGATTGCCCGAAGGGGACATCGGGTGGCCGCAACGGAAGTTGACGCGGCGTAGCCGTAACGCCTGAACAACCCCTACGTGACATGGGTCACAGCCCGCGTTTCCTGGACAGTTTCGCGCTCGTTGTACATCCGTCCATCACCCGCCGTGCCCGCCAGACCCGTTCCGCCACCCGCCGCAACGACAATCACCACAAACCAGACAAACAGCATTACCAGGCACCCACATGGGTGAGTAAACAACTCGGCAACAGGATGAAACGAAACGATGACGGCGATCGACTTTGGTGAGGATGCGCGCCCCAGACCCCCGGCGCCCGATTGACGAGATGCCAGGAGGTACCACCCGTGCAGCCCGCTCAAGACCCCGGCGAAGCTCGACACCTCGCGCTCTACCGCACCCTCACCGGACACCTCGCCGCCGCGGGCGTCACCATCGAACACGCCGACCTCCCCGACGAGATCGCCCACTGGACCGCAGCCACCAAAACACTGACCCTGCACAACAGCGAAGGCCTCGCCGAGCACGTCGAGATCCTCGGCGACTTCATCAACATGATCTCGCTTGATCAGCCCTCCCGTCTCGGCGCCCGCCCACTCCCCCCGCGGCGACACCTCCACGTCGTCGACTAGGCCGCGCCCAGCCACTCCAGCCGCACCGTGTCCGGGTCAAAACCGCGCACACCTTTGCGCGTCACCGGCAACACTGTGACCGTGCACAAGGCGCGGACCACGATGCGCCGCTGCTCGATCCCCAAGGTGTCCCACACCGCCGCAGCGTCCGCACCCGCCATCTCCAGCACCGCCGTAGGAAGCACCGGCAACGGGGCGATCTCAGCCTCCAGTTCGGCAATCCGGGACGAGATGCGGGTCGCGATACGGACGAACGTGGCCGCCGGCACCCCCGACGGGGTACCGGCCAATGCCTCATACTCGGCCAACTCGGCACGGGCATCCGTCAACTCTTGAGCGGCCACCTCCATCCGCCCCGATGGTTTCACCGGCGCAGTGAAAGCCGCAGCCCAATCCGGGCGGGACAGCCGTTCCACGACGGCCAGGGCGACGAAGGCGTCAAGCGGTGGGGCCGCGCGGGAAACATGCCCGGTACCGGTGCCGTTGAGTCCGTTGCAGCTATAGGAGGGGCGGCCACGGTTGGAGTAGTGCCGCAACCATCCGCCGCACACCGCGCACTTGCCGATCCCCGACAACAGATGGCAGGCAGCGGTGCCGCGCTGGGTTCGCCGCCGCGGATCGTTGATGATCCGCAGCACCGCCTCATAATCGACCACCGAAACCAGCGGCTCCCACGCGATGCTGTGCCGCACGCCGCGATGGACCCGCCAGCCCGCCATCGTGGGCGAGCCCAGCAGCTTCCGCAGCTTCGGGTTGTTCCAACCGCCCCGCTGCACCCCAACGCGCTTAAGACGCCTGTCCCGAACCATCTGCGGGGTTGGCACCCCGCGCCGGTTGAGGTCCACCGAGATGCCGTGCAAGCTCTCTCCCGCCAAGACACGGGCGACTACCTCTTGCACGATTGGAGCTGTCTCCTCGTCCGGCACCTGCCGGGCGGGCTCTCCCGACGCGGGGTCGTACTCGCGGCGGAACCCGTAAGGGATTGACCCCCAAGCGCGCCCCTGCTCAGCAGCGGAGTCCGTGGCCCGCTTCACCCTCTCGGAGATCATGGCCGACTCACGGACAGCCATCGCCATGCCCAAGTCAAGGAGGAAACCGTCATCCGGCCGGCGGACGTCATGGTCTTTCCCGTTGACGGAGATCAGCACCCCGGAGCGGGCACAGGCCTTCATCAGGGCCGCCCACACCTCGCGGTCACGGGACGCCCGGGACACTTCCCACACCCACAGGATGTCCAACTTCTTAGCGGCGATGTCAGCCATGACCCGCTGCCAGTCAGGCCGTTGTTTGCGGGTGTCGTAGGCCGAGATGCCATCGTCGCGATACTCACCGACGATGTGATGCTGTTGCTGGTTTGCCCAGCGGCGGCCAACGCCGAGCTGGGAGTCGACTGATCTACCTTCCCGGGTGTCGATGGAAACGCGGCCGTAGATGCCGGCGCGTTGACTGGGCTTGGCCACTGCTGACACAAGTCGCTAAGCTAGCATCCTTCGAACTAACTTGCCGCTAGGGGTATGTGTCGTTTTGGCTGGTCAACATAGGTATCGGCGTGCGGGGAAGCCTGCCATCCCTGCGGCGGTCCGCGACTGTCCGCCTGCCGCAAAGGACATGGACTGGCTGTACGCGTACTACGACCGTGACGGCGTCCTGCTCTACGTTGGGCTTGCGTTCAACCCTGGCCAGCGGGCGGAGGGCCACCGACGCTCAAGCAGGTGGTGGCGCTTCGTGGCCTCTGTGCAAGTCGGGCTGATCCCAGCGGATAAAGCGCGCCACATCGAGCGCCGCTTCATCTCCATTGACAAGCCACTGTTCAACGTGCAGAACGCCCACTACAGCCCGCTACCGACAGTGCTGTACGCCGCCCGACGCGAAGCGTGGGACATCGTGGATGACACTCTCGACGCGATGAGTCACGGTGACGGCGACATCGGGGAACTGGTCCGGGAGACGCTCGGCGACCTCGTGTCAGGGACGCGGTACTACCCGCCCGCATCCCGGCGCGAAGCGGCATGACCCCCGTCATGGCTGAGCTCGCACGGCGGATCGCCGACCGGGACCGGGAGATCCAACACCTGCGCGCGGA